TTTATTTTTTATTTTTTATTTTTTATTTTTTATTTTTTATTTTTTATTTTTTATTTTTTATTTTTTATTTTTTATTTTTTATTTTTTATTTTTTATTTTTTATAATTTTTAATTAAATATTTTTTAAAACTTTCTATGTCATAATCACCTTGATAATTTTTTATAATAGGATAAAAAAAAATAGCCCCTAGACCACATATTATAAATAAAAATTTAATAATACCCTGTATATTTGATAAATATTGTTCATTAAAATACATAAATAATAATATTATAAAAATACATAAAAAAAATAATATAGATTTATAACTCATTTTACTATTAAATAATATTTTATTATAAAATATAAATTTAATATAAATATTTAATTTATATTTTATTTATATTTTTCAACGATAATTAGACAAATTATTAATTATTTAAAAATTAATAAAAAATAGAAATTATTATTTTAATAATATATAAATCATTAATATAATATATATATATAATAATGGATGATAATATTCATATATATTTCTCAAATTCAATTATAAAAAATATTAAAGATTTATATTTTGAAGTTGACACAAAATTATCATATATAAATAATTCCCATGTAACATACATTTATGAATATGAAATAAATGAACAAAAATATAAATTTACAGGATTTTTTCAAAATGGTTATTTTATGATATTTATAGATGTTTATGATAAAATATTACAAACAACCATTTCTAATAAAAAAGTATTATTATTATCTTTTCAATGGATTAAAAAAAATATAGACGATAAAATTAATTTATATTTTTTAAATATTCATAATAAAGAATACATATATATAGAATTAAATAATCGAAAAATGATTGAAAATGAAATAAATTTAACTATAAATGATATATTATTAATTAATGATTATACTAAAAAAATATGTATTGTAAAAAATATGAATAATTATTATAAAAATAATAATAATAATAATAATAATAATAATAAAGAAATACCAAATATTTTACAAGGTAGAAATGTATTATTGAATAAGATTTCTAATAAATTATCAAAATGGTTTTTATAGAATAAAAATTATTTATGAAATATAATTAAAATATTTATAACTTAATAAATATGAATAAATATCAAAAAATTTTATAGTAATAAATCAATATCTAGTAATAAATCAATATAAATATAAGTCACAAAACTATTTAGTAAATATAATATAAAATTATTATTATTTTTATTAAATCTTTATAGTATAAATATTTATAATATAATAAATTATTCAATTTGAATATTCAATTCCTGCCATTCCATTAGATATATTAAGTATATTATAATTAACTGCAAATACTTGTATAATAGGATCAATTAATTCATTGGATATTTTTAAATGTAATTGTTGATTATCAATTCTACTAAAATTACATGACCCAGATGGTTGAAAATCTTCTGGATGTAAACTAAAACTAAAACAATATATAAAATTATTTGGTGTATTTGTATGTTTTTGAAATGGAACAACTGTTCGATAATAAATATTATCTAAATAATCTGTTAAATCTTGTCCTTCTAATACAATTTTTGCTTCTTTTATTGTATCAGTACCATTAACTTTACCATTTTTATAAGATTGGGAAGAAAAATTAAACCATTCATTTCCTCCATATGGATAAATTGATAATGCATCGGAATTTTGTAATACCCAAATTATTTCCTTAACAGGATGATTAAAATTAAGAGATATAATTTGGTCTGTGTCAGGAATACGTATCATTTTACCAGGATTTACTGGGTCTGGTCGTAATCCATTTGATGTTAAAGAAGTAGCATAAACCTGTAATTGTTCAACTAAATATTGAAGATTATTTTTAGTAAATATTTTTCTTTCTGATTCTTCTAAAAATATATAATCAACTTGTAAATATCCATTAGTAATAGTAATATTATTTTTATTAGGACTTGATTTAATAGAATCTCCACTACTTGATATAATTAATTCAGAATAATTTCTTAATGTAAGATTAATGCGTACTTCTTGAGATTGTAATGAAATTAATGGAAGTGCTAAACCAATATTATTACAAAACCAAAATTGAAGAGGTATATATAATTTTAAACTTTTATTATTATTTAAATTAATTGGACTATCACTTTTTCCAATCATTTCATTAAATCCATCACGTTTAGATAATGGAACTGTTAATTCACTCCATATTTCCATCCATATTCCATATTGTCGGTCAATTATATTACCTCCAATTTCTAATTCTATTATTTTGATAATAGAATGTCCTACACCATTTACCCAATAATATTCAACAATATTATCATTTTCATCAATATAATTAAAACTTTCTAAGGAAGGAAGCTCTAATACTAAATAAGTATCTGCCATTAAATCACCTATCCGTTCAATTTGATTATATACTTTTTGTCCAAAATCAATATTACCAGTAAAATATTGATTACTCGGTATTATTGAAAAATTAGTATATCTACGATAAACAGCAACAAAAAAAGTAATTTGTGGATTTCCACTTAAATATACATCTTGTGCACCATAAGCTGCTAATACAAGTAATCCGCCTGTCATATTTAATAATGATAAATAAATTTTAAATTACTTTTAATATTCTAAATTTTTATAAATTTTTATAAATTTTTATAAATTTTTATAAATTTTTATAAATTTTTATAAATTTTAATTATATTTAAATGTTTTATATTTAAATATAAAATATTTAAATATAATTAAATAATCAAACATGTCTAGAAATAAAGATGGATTTTTACACAAACTAACAATATCTAATGATAAAGAAGTATCAACTATTTATAATGAAGATAATAATGATTATATACATGGTTCATTAACATGTGAAGGAGGAGGTGTATTTCATAAAGGTTTATGTATTGGTATGCAAGAAAAAATGAATAGTGGATTATTAATATATGATAATCAAAATTTTTATGGTTTTAGTGATAAATATGGACTTATTTTATTGTCTAATAATTGTGAATATCGAGAATTAGAAATAGAAGAAATTAAAAATAGTAAAATTAAACCTACAAAACCAAATGAATTAAATAATAGTATTGAACAGAAAAATATTCAATTAAATATATACATAAAAGATAATCCTAACTTTTATATTATTATTCCAGAAAATTATAATGAATTAATTAAGTTAGTTTTTAATATTCAATATATAATAAATGATGAAACAATGATATCAAATGTTCAATTAGTTTTTATTAATAAATCAAATAAAAATATAATAATAAATCATATTGGTAATAATTTATATATTGATGAAAATTATAAAAATAAAGAAAATAAACAACAAATAATTAAATATAATATAGATTTAATATCAAATAAATATTTACTTATATCAGATAATTATTTTTATCATAATAAATAATTATATAGTTAAATTTTTTATATTATTTTTATTATAATTATGTTATTATATCTATTTTTTTAATTATTTTTATTATTTAAATTATATTTTTGATTCATTAACATAAAATTAAATGAATTCCATGTGTCATGATTATTATTCCATGTTAAAATACACCATTCTATAAATGTCCATAAACTTAATATAGAAATAGATGGATAAATTAATGAATAATAAAAAATACAAAATAATACATAAATAGTAACAATTATATAAAGAAAGTACTCTAATTGATTCCATTTTCTAGAGTCATCCACCCATAAAATAAATATTAACGATAAAAATAAACCTATATTAAAAGCCTCTACAATTCTAGATTTTTCTCTTACTTCATTAATTGATTTTTCAGTGCAAATATTTTTTAATCCTTCTATTCCAAAATAAAATTGTACTAGTGATAAAAATAATATAATTGAAATAATTGTTATAAAAGCATTTAATGATTTTATTTTAGTAATAAATTTTATTTTTATTAAACAATAAATAATTAAACAAAATATGTAAAATAAAAATAGTGCTCCAAAATTAATAGGCCCTAGTAAATTTCCTAAATAAGTATTTGCTGAATTTTTTTTTTGAAAATGTCTAAGAATTAAAAAAAATAAAGCAGTAAATATAAGAAAATTTAAATTAATATAAACAGCATAATTGAATTGTAAATAAATAGGGTCACTATATTTTTCACCTTTACTAGATATAAAATAATAAATAGCAATAATAAAAATTAAATAAATTATTACTGTAGTTAATAATGTATAAAACATAGTTTTATAAAAGCCATTTTTTGAATATTTAACAAATAAATAATTTACAATATATACTAATAATAATGAAAATAAAATAATCATTACAAGTTTTTTTAAAAATATAATTGGTCTATCAAGTATATCATTAATAATTAACATTAAAAATATAAATAGCAAATAAAAGCATGCTTTATTAATAAACATAATTGTAATATTTTGTGTTTTATCTGCTATATATAAATTAACATATATAGCAATTGAAAATAATATAATAAAATATAAAAAATACTTCATAAAAAAAGCATATTCAGTTTTGAAAAAATTTCCAAACATGTATTCTATTTATAGATAATATTAAATTATAAAAATAATATGCGTAATAAATGTATTTTTTTTTTTTTCATTATAATTAATAATGATTTCATCTATATTAGATATTTCTAATAATTTAGAAACAACTAAATTATCCAATAATAATAATTCAGAAAATGAAGATTATTATATGGAAGAATCCATTGATAAATATAAAAATAAAAAATTATTAAAAGAAAATAGTATTGAAAAAACAGAATCATGTGTAGAAGATTTATTTGCTAAGTTACATTCTCAGTTTAATGATTCACAATCAATATTAAAAACATTAGCAAATAATTTAAAAATACTTCATAAAGAAGTATATAAAGAAAAAAAAGAATTGCTTAAAAATTCTAAAAATAAAAATAAAAAAAATGGTCAAAATGGATTTGCTAAACCTACAAGAATAAGTGAAAAATTATCTACTTTTATTGGTATTTCTAAAAATGAATTAATTCCGCGTAAAGATGCTACTAAAAAAATTTTAGATTATATTAAACAAAATAATTTACAAAATCCTGAAAATAAAAGACAAATTATTCCTGATGAAAAATTAAAATTACTCCTAGAACCACATTTTACAGAAAATGATAAATTAGAATATTTTAATATTCAAAAATATTTAAAACATCATTTTATAAAAAGTGAAGAAAACTAAAATATAATAATTAATTATTTAATAAATATTTATAAATATTTATTAAATGTCATTATGTTTAACTATATGTATTACTAAATATAAATAAATATATATTATAATTATATATTATAATTAGTAATTATAAATTTAGTAAATAGAGATAATTTTGCTGTCTTGATGAAATATTACTATTAATAATTTTATTAATATTATCTAATTTACTTATTGAAATTATATTTAAATAATAATTCATTAAATTTAATTCAATATCTTTTTTATATTTTGTTTGTAACGTTGTATTATTTAAATATGACAATAATTCTTTTAATTTAGGTTCTTTTAATTTAATTGGAATTATATCTTTTATATTTGAATTATCAAATGTTGTTGAAAATAATCGTCGTGCATCTTCAAAATTAAATTTTTCAGGAATTTTATATTTTGGATTATTATTAATATTTAATAATACTTCTTCTATAGTTTTATATTTCTTTATTAATTTATATGCACTAATTGAACCCATTCCAGAAATTTTAGGAGTATAATCACATCCAGATAATATACATACATCAATAAATTCAGTATGTGATAGTTCAAGTGTTTCAAGAATACCTTCTAAACAATATTCATCTACAGTATTTTTTTCAGCAGAAAAATTTTTTAAAAATATTTTTCCACCACTTGTTAATATATCCATGTCTTCTGTAATACACGCATCTATTATTTTATTTTTATTCATATAAGCAAGTAATGTTTCTGCCTCGCTATTTGATTCAACATATGAAATACCAAATAAATTAAATAATTTTTTAGCACATTGAATATGAATACTTTTAATATTAATAATTTTACGATTTATCTTTTCAATTTCATTTAAAATTTCATCATTTTTTTTATTATATATTACTAAAATATTATCATTATCTATTTTAAATAGAGTGTTATGTTTATTTACATATTTATTTATTAAATTTAAAATAGAATCAAATGGATATTTTTTAAATTTTAAAATAATTTCGTAAATATCCTTTTTCATGTATAAAAGTTGTTTTTTTAAACGCCTTTCATAAAGTATTTCGTCTTTTTCGGGTGGTGGTTTTCCATCAAATACAAAAACAGGAATTATATTATTCTTCAATAATCTTAAAATTAGTCTTGTTAAACCTTCAATATGATCATTATTATTATATAAGTACTTATATAAAAATATTGATATGTCTATACCAATTATCATTCCATTATAACAACTTAAATTTCTTTGTTGAATCGCACAACTACAATTCATTACAAGTAAATCTTTTAAGTTTTTAATACCCATTTTATTTTTTTATCAAAATTTATAAAATCAATTATTATATTTTATTAAAACGTTTTTTTTAAATCATAAAAATATAATCATTTTTTTAAAAATTTTTAATATATTTTATATTTATAAACATATTACACATTTGTATATTTTATAAATATTTTTATCTTATTTCATATAATGTTAATCTTAAACTTGAATTATATTTTTTTAATTTTAAATTATATTTATCAATTAAAAAAATATTATTCATAAATAAATTATATAATTCATTATTCATAACAGAATTATTTATTTTAAATTTTTCGGTATATAGTTCTAATAAATTATGTAAATCTTTTAATTTTATAAATAAAATTAATTTTAAAAAATAGTAGGAAAAAACATTCGTTGTTTGATTAAAATAATCATTACAAATACCATTATTTTTTTTAATTGTATATATAGAATTAATTTTATAATAATGAAGAATTTTAGAAGCATTATAAATAGAATATTTTATTTCATTATTGAATAATTTATTAATATATTCTTGTTTTTTATTTAACTTTATTCCAATATAAATACTGTGAATAATAACAGATATACATTCTGTATAAGCTTCATTCATTAAAACATCATAATGAAAACAAAATTGTTCGGTAAATTTTTTAGAAATCGGTGAAAAAATTAATTCTGTATCAATTAAATTAGAATGCATTAATTCATGAATGCATACTTTTATTAATTCTTCATTTCTATATAAAATAATTTTACCGTTATAATTATTATTTAATTCTGTTAAACCACTATTACAATTATTAGGTCCAAGTATCATATTTGTATTATTTTTTTTATTAAATTTTTTTACAATTGGTAAATTTTTTTTAATATTTAAATCAAATAATGTTATTTCTTGTGTAAAATTTTGTCTTTGAAAAATTATTTTTAATGTTTCTATTAAACATAATAAATCTTTTATTTTATTTGTTGTTTTATTATGAATATAAATAGATAATGGTAAAATTTTATTAGTTATAAAATAAATTATATTTTTTTGAAATGTAAATGTATATTTATAAGATAAATTTTTTGTTTTTTCAATAATATCACTGGACATAAAATCATTTATTTTAATATTATTATTTGATACATTATATACTTCTTTTTTTATTATAATATATTCATTATTTGTTTTTACATTAAAAAAATTATTATAAACATATATATATGTATTTTTAAATTGATAATAAAAATTTTTAAAATAAGGTAATGATAATAATTTTATATTATTATTAATATGTATTGTATCTAATAAAGTTAATAAATTATAAGTATATTTTATAAATGGATTATTTTCATATATCATTATTAATATATTAATTATATGATATATTTATATAAATATATCATATAATTATATAATTATATAATTATATCATATAATTATATTAAATAAAACAAAAATATCTAATTATATTATTAAATATTTTAATTTGAATTAATTATTTCAAATATAGAAGAACAACATAATGGATAAATTATTTTATCATTTTTCTCATCATCAATTTCTTCTTCATTTTCATAAATTTCTGAAACGTAATCGTATAATTCATCTATATTAGGTAATTTTATATTGTATTTTATAAATAAGGATCCATATTTCCATTTATTATTTTCTAAGTATGGAATACCTTTATCATTAATTTTATGTAATAATAAATTATTTTTATAAAAATTATTACCTTTACATTTTATAGTTATATTTTCATTTGTTTTATTTGGAAGTTTTATATCAAATGTAAAACCATTATATATTTCTTTTAACGTTATATCTTTAATATATAAAACATCATAATCATTAATTCTTGTAAAATAAGAATGTTTAATATTATTAATTGTAATTATAATATCACTTCTTTCAGTACCTCCTTTTACTTCATTACCATTATTTTCCAATATAATTTCTTTGTCATAAACATATATATCAATTTTTTTATTTCTTAATTTAAAAATATTATTTTTATTTCGATAACGATCAATAAAAATTTCTTTTTTTTCTTGACTGTATATTTCTTCTAATGATACATCAAAATTAATATGTATATCATCCGGTTTTTTAAATAATGTTTGTTCATTTATTGAATCAGTATCATTATTTCTAAAATTATTATTACTTGATATATTATTTTTAATATTATTATTTATATTTTGAAAAGGATTATTTTCTTTCCTAGATGAAAAAGTATGAACTTTAAAATGAATATTTGGAATATTTGGTATTTGAACATTTGAACTAGAAAATCCTGATAGACCACTTAATATATCATTTAAATTAATACTATTTTCATAATTCATATTCATAAAATTATTCATATGTGTTGAAAAAATATCATTAAACATAGAAAAAGGGTCATCTACAAAATTGTCATCTGTATTTCCATATAAATCGTATGATTTTCTTTTTTGTTCGTCACCTAATGTATCATATGCTTCTGATATTTCTTTAAATTGGTTTGTAGTTTCTTCATTATCTTTATTTTTATCAGGATGGTATTTTAATGCTAATTTTTTATACATTTTTCTTATTTCATCAAAAGTAGCATTTTTAGAAACACCTAAAATATCATAATAATTTTTAGTCATAATTTACTTATTTTTATATTATTATTTTATTTTTATATTTAAACCAATATAAAAATAATAAATAATTATTTTATTATAATATATTTTTAGAATGTATATAATCTATTATATTAATAATAAAATTTAATACATGTATAAATTCTTTATTTCCTTTTTTTATATTTAATTCATGTTTAACACTTATTTCAATTAATTTTTGATTTAACTCAATATTTAACTCATTAGTTATATTATTTAATAATTTTAATCTTTCATAAATATTATCATAAATTGTATATATAATTTCAGAACCATCAATTAAATTTACAAACATATCTTCTATAATATCTTTTAATGAATAAATTTCTTTTAAATTTATGGGTTTACTAAAAATAATTTTTATAATTTTTTCAGTATATTGATCATAAAAAAAATCAAAATATTTTCCAGTAATTATATAATATCTTAAAAATCCAAATATATGTTTTAAGTTATATTTATTATATTTTTTTGTTTTAGTTAAAATATTATTTATTATTGAATCTTCAATAATAATATTTTTTCGTTTTGTATAATTTTTTAAACATGTAAATATTTCATTTTCTGATGGTAATTTAATTCTAATTAAAAAAAATCTACTTAATAATGATTGTGGAACACCAGACATACTACTAACTTCAAATATAAATTTAGATGTTTTATAATTATTTTCAATTACTTTTCTTAAAAATAAATAAGATATTTTATTTAAATGTTCAAAATTTTTTATATAAATAATTTTTGGTAAACCAAGACCAATATTTCGCGTTGAGCAATAATCTTTTAAAAAATTAGTAAAAAATACTTTCTCTCCAGTTAAAAGTTCAAGTGCATCTATTTCAATATGATATATACTTGATTTATAACTAATACTTTTACTATCATAATCAACAGTATTTGATTTTAAATCATATACTTTATTATTAAATAATGAACATAAAAAAGCATATACTTTAGTAGTTTTTCCAGATCCTTTTGACCCATAAAAAATTAAATTATTTAATGAATCAATATCTTGAACAGAATATTTATATAGAATTTCATGAAAAAAATCAATTTCTTTTAAATTAGGGGTATCTTCAAATATAGATAAATACATAAAATTATTTAATAATACAATATTAAATATTAAAATAATATAATTTTAAATATATTATTAACTATTAACTATTTCCGATTTGAATAATTTTTATAATTTGAGAAAATAACTTATCTTTATATTTTTGTTCATTTAAATTTAAAATATATTCTTGATTTTTAACAAATTGATCAATGTCTTCATTATAATTATCATAATTATTAATATTTAAATAACAATTATAAATATTTTTAGATATTGTATCTTTAATATAAGTTCCATTATCATCATCATCATTCATTATTCCATTTAACCAATATTGATATTTTTTTTTTATATTACGTATTGAATAATATCCACATGGAATATTTTCTATATACACTTTTTTAAATATTTTAAGATCTGATTGTATAGATTGTTTATGAAGGCAATCTTGTATAAAAGAAGGATCTAAATTATATGCTTCTACTTTTAAATCTTTATATAATAACTCTTGATTTTGTAATTCTTTAATTATATCATTTAAAGATGTGCTTTTTAAGTTTTTAGTATTTAATAAAAGTTCTTTATCTAATTTCATTGTTTCTTTGATATTTATTGTATTTAAATGATTATCCATTAAATCAATATCATTTTCTGATGAATAATAATTTATCATTTCAACATTTTCTGAATTATTATATTTAATATTATCTTTAATATTATCTTTAATATTATTTTTAATAATATCATTATTATTAACTTTATTATTATTTATAATTTCACATAAATAAGTATTTTGTTTATATAACTTATCTAATAAATTAGACATATTTAATATTTTATCATCCAATAAATATATTTTTTTTTGAAAATCTTCGTTATTTTGTTTTACTAATTTAATCAATGATTTATTAAATTCATTTGTAGTTTTAATAAATTCATCTAAATTTTCTGAATTATTTATTTTTATTTTTTTAGATATATTATAATTAATTGTATTAGTAATTATTTTTTTTAAAAAATCTTTTATTTCTTCTTTATCTTTATCTAGTATTTCCATATTTTATAATAACTTAATATTTAAAATAATTATTATTATTTTAAATAATAAATATATTATTATTATTTTACTTTTATGTAATATTTTAAATAATAATAAAGTATATAAAAAAGTAACTAGAATATATAATTAAACTGAATACAATGAGTTGCAAATATTGTCATGTAGGTAATCATTCTATTGATAATTGTCCAAATATTATATGTAAAAAATGTAATAAACAAGGTCATCCTCAATGGTTATGTAAAGAAAAAAAAATAAATAATATAATTTTTAAAAATAAAAATAACATTAAAGATAATTTTAAAGATAATTTTAAAGATAATTTTAAAGATAATTTTAAAGATAATTTTAAAGAAATAAAAGTAACTCATAAAAACATTATTGATAAATCAAATTTAGAAAGAAATAATAAAACAAATATTGAAAAAAATAATCAACTTAAAGAAGAAAATAAAATAATTTATTATATTAATTTAGAAAAAGAAAATTGGGGTGATATTATGATTAATTAAATTATATTTTATACAAATGACCATACTTCATCATTATTTATATTATTTACATCACAATCTTTAACTATTAAATATTCGCGAGATATATTATTAGAACAAGTACTATCTTTACATCCTGGAACATTTGCTGCTGTTACATTAATTTCAGGTTTAGATAATCCAATACATTTTAATTTACTTGGACTTGAATTTGTTGTTGATATAATTCTATTAGAATTATCCCATGTCCATTTTTGATTAGGATTATTTTGACATTGACTCATATATAATTTATTATTTTTATTATCCATTGTTAAACAATTATTATCATATCTACTTTTAATATTATTATTTATATCTAATGACCAGTGTTGATAACTTGTAAAAGGAGCTATGTTATCCATATAACATAAACTTGATGCTGCGTTCGTTCCTTCTGTTCTTGATACTATATAATTAGGATTAAATTTTGAACTATTTTTTTTTTCATTTTCTTCTTTTGAAAAACTTCCTATTTTATTAACAAGTCTTCCAGAAGCAATTAATTGTGTTCCTGCAGGTCCTTGTGGTCCAGGCGGTCCAGGCGGTCCAGTTAATAATGGACTTTGGTTAACAATTAAATTTTTTAAATTTTTATTTCCAATTTGTTGAATCATATTGTTAACTTCTTCTTTTTGAGTATTATTTAAAGGAATTTTAGATGCTTTTAATTCTTCTTTATCAGTTGTCCAATTATTTGATTCAAAATGTTCAAAATTTTGTTCATATAATTTATTTATTGGAAATAAATAAGATTTATTTTTATTTTTATAAACATTTACTTTTTGATATAAATAAATAAATAAAAAAATAAATAAAATTAACAATAAAATACACAATAATTTGTCACTCATATAATTAACAAAGATAAAATTTATTTTTATTAATCAATTAATTAATTAAATAATTTTATTAAATTATAATAATTTGTATTATGTATTTTTATGTAATTTTTTAAGTATTTTTTAATTTATGATTCATATACTCCTCCTTCTATTTCAAAATTAGAAATATATGCATTTTCTCCAAAACTATTTGCTGCAATCCATACTTTATCATTATTATTTACAACATCAAAATTTCCTTTACAATTATATGTTATTGTAGGTGTTTTACTATTATTTTGATATACTATTATATTATTACTTGATCCATCAAAAACAATCTTAAAATATACATCTTGATTCATAGGGAAAGATAATTCATCAATTCCTTCATTCCAATAATAATCAGTAGAACGACGTATATGTAATGCACACTGATTTGGTCTCAACCAAATTCCAGGTTTACGTACATTCCAATTCCAATTTGTACCATTAATAATCATTATATTTACAAAATGTGAATAATTTTTTTTGACATTAATTTTAAAAGAAATAGTAATACTATTATTTGATTTAAAATTTAAATCACTATATGTTCCTATATAAAGTCTTTTATTTAATCTAAATGGTGTTTTAAATGAATCTTCATTAGTTTTCATTTTTTTACCCATTAATTTTATTTTATTATCTTTTCGAATTATGGGTAAATATGATTGATATAAATCATGTGCAAAACGTAAATTAAATGACATATTCCAAAAAATTAAATTTTTAATATATATTTTACTACTACTATAAGCACCTAAATATATATTAGAATTTGACGGAGTATTTACATAAGCATTAAATGTTTGTTTTAATTCTCCATTAATAAATACACTAATACTATTTCTTTCGAAACTAATTAATACATGATTTAAAGAATACCATTTTTTACTAAAATTATTTAATAAACTATTATTATAATTAACATTAGTATATGAAGATTGAATATTTATATTAGAACTATTAAGATTAATAGATGGATTACCTTTATAATATCTCATATTAACACTTGTATTATTTGATGAACTATGTCCTAAGCTAAATATTCCAAATAATTTTTTTGCTGGTTTACGCCATTTACAACTACTATTCCAGCTACTTTGTCGATTAGAGCAAGAATTTATTGTTGTTGGTCTAGGACCTCCATAACTTTGATCATTAAACCAATTATGGTTAGTCATTTTAGGATTTTTTCCACAATAACCATTTATTTTCATTTGACATTTACTTTCTCCTATTTGTAAAATATTCATATTATTAGTATAATCAGGAGAATACATCCAAAAAGATATTGAATAATTTGTTGAATTCATATGCATATCTTTCCATTTTCCAATATAACTATTGTTTGGTATTTTATAAAAATTACTTCCATCTAAATTAATTTGTCCAATAGTATTATTAAATTGCCATGTACCAACATAAGGATTATTATTAAAATATAAATCATTAAGTAATGGAGGAGTAGTAAATAATTTATGTTTAATATTATTCTGAAAACTAGGTTGATTCCATTTTAAACCTAATACATTTGATTGATTATTTGAACAACCTAAGTAAGTATTTTTTTTTAAATTTTTACCATAATCTTGCACACTATTTGGAATTTCTAATTCAAGAACTTGAAAATTTTGATTAGTATTACATAAATTTTTTAATAATTTACCATCTTTTACAAATGCATTATTTTCACAACTCATTTTAGATGATTTTGTTAAATGTGGTTCTAAATTAATTTTACAATCATTTAAAATATATTCCTTAGAATAATCTGAAAATCCACTAAAATATTCTATATTTTGTTTCCTACAATGTATTAAATATATAGAAATAATAAAAATAATAAATATCAAAATACAAATATCAAAATACATTTTATTTATATTATTAATAAATATTTTTAATACATTTTTAATATATTTTTATATCGTTTTTATTTTACTTTATTTTTATATATACAAATATATAAATGAAAGTATCATATATTATATTTAGTTTACTTTTTAGTGTTGTACAATCTGGATTAAGTTATACATATAGAGAAGTTTCTGCAATTCCTAAAATTTTACCTAAAACAAATTGTGTTAGTTTTCAAGTATCAAGTGGTACAGGTTGTGCATGGATGTGTAATTATTGTGCAACACAATTAGGTACAAATAACTACTATTTTACAGATGGAGTTTGTACTTATGAAGTTGATGGATGTCGAGGAAATCCATATTCAGGAAAAACATATACATGTTGTTCAAATTAAATAAAATATTTTTATTATATAATAAAAATATTTTATTATATATAAATAATGATACTTGAACTTACTTCTACAATAAGTATAATAGTAGTTTCTAAAATACTTTATTATTTATTAGAACCAGAAATAAAATCAATGAAATATAAAACAAGTAATTATATTGAAAAAGATGTAATTTATTTATAATAATTAATATTTATTATTTATAATAATTATTATCAAAACTTATTTAAAAACTTTATAAAAAATAATTATAAAGTATTTTTTATAATTATTTAATATTAATAAATAAAATTTCATAAAATAATTAAAAATATTATATATGAATGAAAATAAAAGTTTACTAAATGCCATTAAAGCATCAAAAATTCATAAAGAAATTACCAAAGAAATATATAAAAATAATATAATTCAACCAGGAAAATCTTTGCTTGAAATATCTACATATATTGAAAATAAAATCCTAAAAATAAGTAATTATAATAATCAAACTCCATTAGAACGCGGTATGGCATTTCCTTGTTCATTATCAGTAAATAATATTGTAGCACATTATACTCCATATGATATTAGTGATGATTATATATTAAAAAAAGATGATATATTAAAAGTTGATTTTGGTGTTCATGAACAAGGAACTATCATTGATTCAGCATTTACAGTAAATTTTAATGAAAAATATGATGAATTTATTAAAATATCTAAAGATACTACTAATTATGCAGTAAGTTTATGCGGTCCAGATGCAGTACTCGGTGATATTGGTCATGATATTGAAGAATATATAAAATCTAAAGAATTTACATTAGATGGTAAGACACATACTTTAAAAACAATTGGTGAATTATCAGGACATAATATTGATAAATATGTAATTCATAATTCTAAAGCAGTTCCAAATATTTCAATACATTATCCTGTACGTATGAATATTGGAGAATTTTTTGCAATTGAACCATTTATAACTACTGGAAATGGACAAATAAAATATGATGAACCAACATATTTATATATGATTAATCGAAAAAAATTATCAAGTAATTTTGATATATCTATTGGATTTTCAAAGCAATTAACTGATGATGAATTATATTTATTTTTATTATTAGAAAAACAATATTATACATTATGCTTTTGTACTCGTTGGATTGAAAAAGACTTTTCAAATAATTATAATGTTATTAGAACATATAAAAAATTATTACCATTACTTGTTAAAAAAGATTATTTATTATCATTTCCAACAATATATGACCAAGAAAAAAATTTATCATCACAATTTGAACATACAATTTATATTAAAGAAAATGGTATTATTAACTTAACTAAAAATGAATATTATTAATTTTTATAATACAAAGTTATATAAAATTATATTAAAAATTATAATGTTTATAATACAAATACTTTTGCGTAATAAGCCCAAAAGAATATTCCTACAAAGCATTTAGCAAATAAATCTAATATATTATATCCAATATTTTTAATTTTTTCATCAAAATAATACACTATTCCATAAATTGCCCATAAAATCACAAAAGAAAAATATATGATATTATTATCAAAATTATATTCAGGTCTAATATAATAATAATAAATAAAACCATACATTGCTATAAAGAAAATAAAACCAATAATACCAGCAATTGTTTTATCTAATATTTCATTTTCCCCCATATATCCAGAAGCTAACATACCATAATTTAATAATAAAATAATAATAAAATAAAAGAAATTCATTCCTCTTATTTTATTATTGTAAAGTAATGCTAATACTAATACTAATAACATAATTGGTGTAGTTATAGACCAGTCTAAATAACGTACTTGATTTATTTCTTGAAATGTTATTTGTTCAAATTCTTTATTTTCTGAAAGTGTATTTTTTTTATTTTTATTATCTTCAATCATTTTAACAAATTTAGCATAAAAAAAAGCAGCTACTACAGAAATACATGTTTCTAAATTTAATATATTACGTACATCTGGAATTTGTGTTCTTAATGCTTCTATAAAAGTTATAGTTGCTGTTGTCATAAGAAAAACATAAGTTATATAAAAACTTGAATAAACTAAATTGAGCTGTTCTCCTGATGTATCATTATCTATTTGATTAATTTGAATATCATCATCAGAATCATTGTTTTTATCTACATCATATTTTTTTTTATCATTTATTTTAGTTTTTTTTGTAGATAATTTTGGTGTTTCTATTGGTAAATTTTGAATAGGTATATTTAGTATTTGTCCCGTATTATTTGTTCGTAATTCACTTATATTAGTATGTTTTATTTCATTTTGTTGATTTTCAGAATTGAATGGTTTATCAAATATATCATTTGGATTATAATTCATATTATTAATTAATGATATATTATTTTAGTATTTTTCATTAATTTAAAAAATTATATTAAATTATACATTATATTTTCATTTCCCCATCCCATATAAAAATTAGTGTGTATTTGTTGAGTTGCTAAATCTTTATAATAAAATTTATTATTTATATTAAATCTTTCTAATAATATATAGTTTTTATTTTCAAAAGAAGGTATATATTTTTCTAATTTCCAAAAAGATTGTTTTTCTTTTTGTATAGTTAATGTTATTTCATTTGCATCTAAATTATTTTTAATTCCTAAATAAGAATTATTATTTAAAAAATTCAAATAAAAACAATCATTATATTTTTCATATTTTTCATTACTTTTATCAACTTTTTGTATTAAAATATTTTTTTCATTTGGTTTATTTAATATAGAAATTAAATAACTTTTATTTTTAATATCTTGTAAGTTATAGTTTGTCAAATTATATATACCAAGATAAATATGAATTATATTTGAATTTATATATTTAATTTGAAATAATGTTTTTTTAGTATCACTTAAACATATTTTATTTTCTTCATAATTCATATATAAATATTTATTTAATATTGGATGTTTAATATAATAATTAATAGAATTAGTCTTCATAAAATTAGGATAATTATAATGTAATGCTTTTAGAAATATTTTTTTTTTTGAAATATCATATAAAAGAAAAGGAATATATTTTTTTAATAATAAATTAGAATCAAATTTGATTAAGTTTATATTATTTACTTGATTAATAATATTTTTTATATAAAATGAAATATACTTTTCTACCAAATCTAAATATTTTTTATAAATATAAGGGTTATTGTTCATAATATTATTTTGTAAAGCATAACTATAATGCGATGTTATAAAATTTCCTTTAATTTTATTTGGTCTTAAAAATTTTTCTGGGAAATATGAACTAACCATATATTCATCATCGTGTACAATATCTTTAAAATACTTACAGTCTTCTCCACGAATCATTATAAAATTAATGGAAATTCTAGAATTAATATATCTATCTTCTATATCGAATAAACGTAAATTATTTTCCATATTTACATCTTTTAAACATGTTGTAGTAAAATAATCATGCATAAAATAAGCGATTCTTGGGTTTTCAAATAATGGACCAAGTATTCCACCAATTGGATATATTTGTAAATATTTTTCTGCTTTAGGAAATAAATGTTTATGAAAATAAGCACAAATATTATTATTTATACAATTAGAATGTATTAAAAATGAATATTTATCATTTATTCTATCTTTAATTGCATTTTTAAAACCATTTATATCAATAAATAAAATATCATCATCACATTTTATTATTATTGAATTATCATAAAATTTTTTTTTAGAAATAACATTGTAAAAAGGACTCCAGTCAGGTTTTTTTATGATGTTATTTATTTTATTTAATAATTTTTCTTTATTTTTAAAATGATTATGAATAAAAATTCTTTTTAAAAACTTTTTACTTAATATTATATATTCTTGATGTAAAAAATTACAATCATCTAAATTATGTGTCATATCAAAAATATGATATTGATTTATTATATTTTGTTCAAGTAAAATATTAATATATTTATGAAGAATAAATATATTTTTTTGTCTACCAGCAAATACACAAAATTTAATTTGCTTATCATTACCAATTTTATTATTTTTAATGTATTTTTTTTGATAAATACTAAATTTTTTATTTTTATTAAATTTTTTTTTATTTATATTTTTTTTAATTTTATTAAATATATTTATATTATTTTTATTAATAATATATTTTTGTTTTAAACTTTTCTTATAATGTTTATTATAAAAATAAAATACTTTTTTAAAATAAATTGAATGATATGTTTTTAAATAAATACTTAAGTTCATAAAAATTAAAAAGATAAATTATATATAATTAAACCTTAACTTAAATTGTTGTTAATAAATCTACTAAATTAGTTTTAGGTATAACTCTATTTTTAAATGAATCATCTAATATTTTATTAAGATCTTCTTTATATTCAGGTTCACTAATATTAAAATTATCTAAATTTATTGGTTCATTTATTGTGTCAATTACTTCATTTTTTTCAATACCTTTAATCATATCATTACTATTTAATGTATTATATAGATAATCAAATGTTTCTTTATTATCTACAATATGATGCATATCAAGGTACACTTTATCATCTTTATTACTTGTATTTAGAGTGCATCCAGATAGTAATTTATCTAAGAAAGAACATAATTCATTATTATCACATAAATTATAAGAGTCATAATTTTTATCATTACATAAATTTTGAATATAATTATTTTTAAATAATATATCTAATATTTCTTCTACAGCTAAATATTGGTCACCTTTAGCAACAAAACATTGTTTTTTATTTTGTTCTTTTTCATAAATATATAATCTAAAAACTTCAAAAGTCATAATTTCATTGTCAGATTTATGATCTTTTAAAATTAAGTAAATTGGTATAGCAATATTTTCAAACTCTTCATTTGTTATATTACTATTACACATCCAATTTTGAATATCTCTAAGCATAATTAATTGATTTAATTTTTTATTACCATAATCTGTAATGTATAATTTAAAATAAAAATCAATATTAGGGTAAGTTCTAAGATTGCATATTAATAAATGTCTATTTTCATCAGTAACATTTAAAACAAAATCATCCATAATATTATCTTTATAATTTTTTAATATTTGCTCTTTTGAATCTTTATACCATTTTTTATTATTATTTTTATCAATAACTTTATTAATTATTTTTGAAGATTTTTTTTTTATTTCGGTACTAATATTTTTTTCTATATTTGTATTTTCAAAATCATTATTAACACCATTTTTTTTTTTAAATTCTTTAAATTCTAAATCTTCTTCTTTATTTAACCATGAATCAACTTTATTATTATCAACATTGTTAGTAGTATTTAAATTATTTAATTTTTGTTTTAACATATCTGACCATTTTTGGTCACTTTCATTAGAACAGTTTGATTCATTGTCATTAATATTTTTTGAACAATCATTATCTAATATATTAAAACTAAATAAAGAAATAATAATAGATAATATACATATTACTTTACTATCTTTTTTTATAATACTTAATAAACCTAATAATATTGAAAATATATGTTTTCTACAAATTTTTATTAATGATTTTAAAGTTGGTAATTTCATTATATATAATAATATAACATATTAATATTTTTTTATGAAAAAAAATATTAAAAAATATTAAAAAATATTAAAAAATATTAAAAAATATTATTATGTTATATAGTAATAATGAAACCAAATTGTTATTTTCAAATTCCAAGAGGTAATACAAGTAGATATGTTTTTGTTTTTTATTTATATAATACAACATATATTGTTTTAAAAAAACAATTATTAGGAAATAGTCCATATAAAACTGTGGTTAAATATAAAATACCTAGTTCAAATATTATTAATTTTATTAATACTGTTGTAGCTAATACTTACTAATATTATTATAGCTAATACTGTATAAAGATAAATTTATTATATAATTTAATATGGGTAATATAATTAATTTAGATAATTTACAATGTCAATATAATATGTGTACTGATGATATTTATGAATTAGACTGGTTTTCAAATAAAACTTGGAATATTGAATTATCAGATAAAAAATATAATGATAATATTTCAATAAATAAAGGAAAAATTAAATTATCTTCTCTAGAAAACACATCAATTTTATTTCATCGAAAAATAAATATAGTAGATGAAAAAATATATAAATTATTGATACCTTTATATTTAGAATTTTATACTGAAAATCCTTTTGAATTTGGATTATTTTTAACAAATGAATTTATTTCATTAAAAAACTTAAATAAAAATATGTTTTTAACTGATTTAGATTATAATAATAATTTAATAATTATTAATAAACATAAAAAAATAAATAAATTAGATATATTTAGCAATAGTCAATATAATATAATATTTCAAATTATATGTGATTTTATGTATTCTACTACAATAAATACACAATTAAATATATATTCAACCTCTAATAATCATATTAATAATTTAAATAATACAATAAATTTAAATGATAATAATAAGGATAATAATGAAGTAATAGAAAATACTATTCAAAAATCTAAATTTAATATTTTTCAAGAATGTAAAACTAATTTATTAGATGACCATGAAAATATAAATGTTTATATATATTTTAAAATAAATAAATTAGAAAATAATGAATTTATAAAAATTTATTTATCTTAATAATTGTAAATATTATATAAAATAAATAATATATTCATAGTAATGAATATATTATTTATTTTATATAATATTTTAGAAATAAAAAATGGTGTTTCTAATAAATATATTCAATTTATAAAAAAATTAGATGAAACGTGTAATCATAACATATCAATTATAATGACTAAAATAAATGATAATGATATTAAAAATAATATATTAACAAAAGGAAAACAATTATTTACTAATTCAAATATATATTATGTTAAAGGATATAAAATACCTTTTTATGATAAAATTAAAATTCCAAGTATATCTTATGATTATATAAAAAATATTATTAAAAATAAAAAATATATTATAATATTTAATGGTGAATTTATTTGGTTATATGATTCACTAATTAAACTTAAAAATAATAATTCATGTCCTTTATTACTATTTCCAACATGGCATACAGATTATGAATCATATTTACAAAATTATTTTTATTCATCTTTTAATAGTGAATATATAATGAATCAAATATATCAATATTTAGAAAACAAAAATTTTCAAGGTATTATAGTTACAGGAGAATATATGAAACAAAAATTTGAAAAATATACAAAAAATATTTTTAATGCTAACGAATTATGTATTGATAATTTTTCATTTTTAAAAGTAGATGATTATCATGAAAAAGATATGTTTAATTTTATATTTTGTGGACGTATTTCAATTGAAAAAAACATTGATGAAATATTTGAATTATTAGAACCGATTAAACATATAAACTATCAATTACATATTATTGGTGATGGACCATATTTAAAAATATTAAAAAATAAATATAATAATTTTTTAAAAAAAGTTATATATTATGGTGAAGTAAATTATGATGAAATACAAAATATTTATAAAAAATTAAACAATAGAATATTTATTATGTGTTCAGATACAGAAACATTTGGTAAAGCACCTATGGAAGCAGGATTAACGGGAATACCAATTTTTATCAAACAATCAAAAAATATAAAATTTATGTATAATTCTAATAACGCATTCATATTTGAAAATAAATATGACTTTATAAAACATTTCATTTTTTTTTTAAAATTAAAAAAAAAATTTAAAAATGAGTTTATAGAAAATTCTATAAAAAATATTAAAAAATATGATCAGAAAAAGATATTTGAAGAATGGGAAAATTTTTTAGAAAAACAGTTATTAATTAATAATATAAATGATAATATAAATAATATAAATGATATAAATGATAATATACTTACTAAAATTAATTTTAGTAACATGTTAAGTATAGTTAAATGTTCAATAGATTCTTTATCTAATTAATTATTTTTTTTTGATTTTGAGTAATTTATTTTCTTCTTTTAATTTTTCGATTATTTTATTTTGTTTATTAATAATTTCTTCTGAACGATTTAATGTTAAATTTAGCTGTTCTTTTAATATTTCTTCTTCTTTAACTTTTTTAAAAAAACGTGTAGTGTGAACATTTTTTTTATTATTATCATAAGTAAAACGTTGTACGGAAAATCGTTTCCCTTCTTTTCCAGCTAATACAACATATTGTTCTTCTACTTTTAGTAATAATCCTCCATACCGAAATAGTTCACAATCATTTTCTAAATCATAACTGATATAGCGCATTTGTGTATTTAAATTTACATAAGGAAGTTTATTACTTTTAACTTCCTCAAAATTTTTAAGTAATTCAGTTATATTTTTTTCATTTTGTACCATTTCTGTCTGAGTTCTTTTTGGTCGAATATAACCATCATTTTTATATAATCTTTGTCCAACATAATATCTTTGCATATTGACCTATATATTATTATTAATATTTATTATTTATATTATTTATATTTATTATAAAATTTCATTTTTTATTTATTATTTTCTATAATAATAAATAAAAAATTTTATATAATTATGATATATGAATATTAAATTTATTTATATTATATTAATAATAATTTTTATTATATTAATTTTATTTAAAATATTTAATAAAAATTTAAATGAACCATTTTTAGTAACTTGGACACCTTATATTATTGATAATTACTATCAACCAGGTTATAGTAATTATTTTTATCATAATAATTATATGTATCCTGTATATTAAATAAATTTATAATATATTATAATATATTATAATATATTATAATATATTATAATATATTATAATATATGGTAACAAGGAATATATATATAATAAAAAATGGTTTATGTTGTGAAGATGTTAAAAATAGTTTATATAATATTTTATATAAAAATAGTGAACTATCAAAAGATGCTTCATCCAATTTATTAGAATTAAAAAAAACAAATAATAATTATTCATTAACCGAAAATGGTATAAAAGAAGTATTAAATTTAAAAAAAAATGAGCAAATTGAATCAATTATTAATCAAGATAATATTATTTTAACTGCTTTTAAAAAAAATTGTATTGAAACATCATTTGTATTATTAAGTAATTTAAAAAATTTAACGAGCTTTAATGGATATATTTATCCAACATTATATATTACTAAAAATAAATTTAAAAATATGCGCGACGTTACTGATTTTAAAAATAGTTTTGGACAAATGAATAATAGTCATAAATATTGGAATAATGAAATTAAAAGTAATAGTGAATTACTTGAAATTAAAAAAAATATACCTTTAATTGATTGGATAAATACATACTCTGATATTGTAAAAAATTTTAATAATTATAATTATAAAAAATTTGAACAATATTTAATAAACTTAATAAATACCTATAAAAAAAATATTATTATCATAGCTGATAATGAATTTATTATAGATATATTAAAAAAAATAAAAAATAAAAAATATAAATATAATCGAAATAAAGATATTATAGAATATACATCATGTTTTAAAATTGAAGTTGAAATTAATATTAATAAGATTAAATATAATAGCTTTTATAAAATTTACCCAACAATATTTAATTATAAACCATTAAATAAAAAAGGAGAACAATATTTTTATAGTTATAAAAATGAATTTATGTTATATGATTCAATAAAAAATATTGATATGAGTCAATTAAAAAAATTATTTTTAAATAGATGTAGTGGGAAAAAAATAATGAATAAAATTTTTAATATAAATGATAAAGATAAAAATAATGATAAAGATAAAAATAATGATAAAGATAAAAATAATCATTTAGTATCATTTTCTAAATTTATTGAAAATATAAATAAATAATTTTAAAAAAAATGATTTTTTTTTTAACTTAAGATATTTTATTAAATTAACTTAAAAGATCTTAAAAATTTAAAATATTTACATAAAAAAAGTAATAAATGAGTAATAAATCATTTGACAGCGATATTTCAAAATTATTTAAAAATATGCATACATTATCTAAAAAAAATGATGATATTGAATGTATAAAAATAATTAAGGATTTTCTAAATCCTTTTACAAAAAAAAAAATTGGATTAAAAAAATCTATTTATTTATTTAAAAATTATATTTTTGATTTTGAAAAATATGATTCAAAAAAATATGAAAATAATATTTCAGTATATCAAAAAAAAATAAGTAAAAGAATTAAAAAAATAAATGAATATTTTAAAATTAATGATTAAAAAGTACACTAAATGTGTAAATATTTATATACATTGATTAAATAGTTTGTAAATTATTTTAACATCAAAAATAAATAAAGATGATTTTTGTGACGGAAATATATAAAATAAGTTACAAACTATTAAATCACTAAACTTAAATTAAAATTTATAAAAAAAATTGATTTATTTTTTATTTAAATATTAAAAAAAAAACTTATAACATAGTTTATACTAAAGAAATATAATTTTAAAAATGATTTTAAATGATCAAGAATTCTCCAACGAAATGTTAAAAAATATTTCAAATAAAAAAGACGATAATAATTTAAAAAAAAAACAAGTTTGTTTAGGTTCTAAATCATTAACAAAAGGAGGTGCGTTTGATCAAATCTCAAATGGTAAAAATGTTTTTTATCAAGTAGTTAATAAAAAAGACGGTAAAAAAGAATATAAATTTTTTACAAATTGTTCAAATGGTTGTTCAAATAGTACATTATGTCGTAGCCATAAAGATCAAAAAATACAAGGTAAAAATCCGTTATTATTATTTGATGATATACAAAATTCATCAGATTATCAAAAATTATTATTAAAAGATAATAAAGACTTTTTTAAAAATCAAATTGAAAAAAATAATAGACAAAATAATAAAAATAAAAATAAAAAATTAATTGAAAATGAAAATAATAATAGTTCATTTGACATATTATGGAATTTATATATCAGTGGTAAATTACCTCTTGATATTAAAAATGAAGTGTTAATTTTTTGTAATAATATTATTCAAAATAATAAATTATCTATTTTAGATATTAATTCCAATAAAATAGATAATTCACTTTCTGTAAAAAATATTGGATTACTTAATACAATTGAAAAACAACAAGAAGAATATAATAAGTACAATAATTTATCAACATCAAATTTAAATAAATCAACATTTTTAACTAAAGATAATGATAAGAATGATGAAAATTCTGATTCAGATACTAATTCATTATTAGAAGAAGATGAAGTTAATATTTTTACCGATAATAATGATCAAAATTTAGATAATGAAAATTCTGATTCAGATAATAATTCATTGTTTGATAACGAAGAAGATAATAATAATGAAAAAGAAATTGATGCTATTGAAATTAATACCTTAAAAGATAAATTATTGTACTTAAATCCTGAAGGAAATATTGTATACGAACCAGAAGATGGTGAATTTAATGAACTAGGGATTTTAAAAAAAATTTCACAATCATATAGTACTATTGAATATATGCATCAACATTGGACAGTTTTACGTGAAATGGATAATCCAATTGATACAGATGAAAAAAACAAAAAAATTTATGTTTGCTCTTTATCTAATAATGTATTTGATTTAAATTACAAATATTTAGGTATATTAACTAAAAAAAAAAATAATACCTATACAATTACTAAAAATAAATTAAAAAAATAATTACTAATTTTCTATTTTTTATAATAAAACTATATTTATATAATTAACTATATATAATGTTTAATTTTGAAAAGAAAATATCATTTAAAGAAAAAAAAAATAAAATTAATTTTGAAGTTATTGATTGTATGGCAGATATAATTAACAAAATAATAGATGAAATGCAAGAATATTATGAAGCACAGAATATTCATACATTATTAAGTATTGATAAACGATTAGAATTTCATTACGATGAAATTAAGAATTGTACATTTGTACAAAAAAATAATGTAATGGATACACCAATTAATTCTGAAATTATTTATATATCCATGCATGATAATTTTTTACGAAAAGGTATTTTATTAAAAATATTAAAAGATGATTTATATTTAATACAAAGTGGAAATAAAATTTTAAACTTGTATTTAGATTCTTTTTATATTTTTTATCGAAAATATATAAAAAGTAAATTTAGAAAACTTATACAACAACTATTAGATGGAGAAATAAAAATAAAAAATAAAATAAGATAAATTATAATAAGATAAAAATATAATAAGATAAAATATAATTTAAAAATTATATAAAATATGGTTTGAAAATTATATATTTTTTAATTACTAATATATATTATGTTATGTAAAAATAGCAAAATAATATGTATAATGCCTGTTTGGGATGAACAAAATATAATTGGATTAGCCTTAGCTAGTAGTAAATCTTTTATTTATGAATATATTATATTAATACAAAAATGTACAGATAAAACATTGGAAGTTATTCAATATTGTCAAAAATTATGGAATTTAAATATACAAATTATAGAAAGTAATGAAAAAATAAGAAAAAGAAGAGAAAAAGCTATAGAATTAACATCACATTATGCTGATTATTATATTATTCAAGATGCGGATGAAGTATTTTATGAAAATTCTAATAAAGATATTGATTATTTTATTGAAAATAATATGACATTTGTAACAGCACCTATTGTATTAATTGAAAATGATTTTTTACATACTACTGACAAACAAGAAAATATTATTATGGTAAATCACCCTTTATTTTTTAAAAATCTTCCTGATATTTATTTTCCGAATATTGGTGATATGCCTTGGTATAATCCTGAAAAAAATTATCATAAAATGATTGAATTTAAAACACCATTAAAATTTGATTGTAAAATAAAAAATTATAGAAGAAAATTTTTACGCGAAGTATTTACTCCTTGGCATGATTCACATAATTCATGTAGTATTGAAGAATATGCATTTAATCATCATTATCATGTTAAATGGTATAAAGAAAATATAGATTCTAATGAAAAAGATATTGAAAAAATTATATTATATTTTGAAGAAAATGATAAACAAAATGAATTTAGGTGGAATATTTTATATGATAAAAATAAATACTATGAATACCCAATTATTATTAAATATATGATTGAAAATAATAAATTAAAAGGTATTGAAAATATTAATGACCTATATTTATTCAATTCTATTCCTCAAATATAATGTAATATTAAATATTTATAAAATTATAAAAACTATAAAATTATAAAAATATAAAAATATTATATATAGTATTATTCACAAAATAATACTATATTATTATCTAATAATATAATATTAATTATACAATGTTTATTTGTTCTTTTTATATAGCTATTTTAATCATTTTTATTATTTTAATTTTAATATATCATAATCAAGAATTAAATAATATGAAATATAATATAAGAAAACAAATTAAAGATACTTTTCAAAATAAAAACTTTTCCAGAGAATTATCACATTTAAATGAATGCCAAGTTCCTAGTTTAAATATGGAACAATGTTATAAATCAAATTATTATGAATGTCCGATTGTTAATGGTAGTTATTTACAATGTACAAATAATTATATACCTAAGCCGACTAATTTTAATGCACCATGTAATAATCGAACATTTGAGATGACTTCTTATCCTAAAAAAATATCTGAAAATTGTTATTATAATAAAATAGGTTTTGATAGAAATCAATTCAAATTACAATTAAATAATAAATATTTTTAATTTTTTAATTTTTTTCATAAAATATTTAATTTAATATTTTAATATTTTTTTAATATATATATATGTCTAATTTTTATGGTAATTTTAATAAAATAAATAATGATACTAATTCTAAATATACAACAAAAAATCAATTTGATTTTAATTATAGTGATTATCAAAAATTAAAATTAGCTGAACAATATAATGAATTATATTCCAAAGAATATAATGTTTCTATTGAAAATAATAAAATTATTGAAAATAAAAAAATTTATAATTTGTCAATTAATGATTTAGGTAAAAATATAAGTAATACTTTTTCTGATTTATTAAATGATATTATAACTTATATTAATCAAGATAAAAAAACAATTAATCAATTTTTTATAATTTTTACTCAAAAAGAAAGGTTATTGTATATTGGTTTATTAATTATAATATTAGCATTTTGTTTTTGGTTAATTGATATTTCTAAATAAAAATAACTTATTATATTATTCAATAAAAAAAAAATTATGTATATTTATATTATATAATGAATTATAATAATATAATAAATACAAGTACTTCAGAAAATCCTGGAAAAATATTAGATACACAATTAATACCAAATGAAATATATAATATGACAATAAATAAAGAAACAAAAAATATTAAAATATATTTTTTAAATAATCCTTTTGTTATGCTAAGTTTTGCTGGATTTAATTCAAAATTAAAACAAGCAAATCAGTTATCAAGTGACAGAAAATGTGGATGTTTTTATTATATGCCATGGGTAACTAAATTTGCTGCTGATAAAAATATAAAAAAAACAATTCTACTTTATAATCAACAAGTTAGTTTATATAGATATATGATAAGTTTTTGGTATCCAACACAAAAAGATTTAAATTATAAAGAATCATATATGAGATATTTATCATCAATCTCTTTAAGTATACTTTTAGATTTAAAAAGATTTAATTATAATTCACAAAATAATTTAGGTATAAATTTATGTTGTAAAGGAAATATATATTTAAATTATTTTAAAAATGAAAGAAATTTAGTAAATTATATTCAAAAATATATTAATCAATATTATAATTATATTAGAATAAAAACGGTTTAAAAACCATATTATAATATATTTTATACAAATAAATATATTATAAAATGACAGATATTAATATTGAAAAATATATATCAGAATTAATAGATGATAATGAAATAAAAGAAGAAATTACAAATTTTTTTAATAATATTGATAATAATGAACAGTGTTATTTTACAGCAGGTGATTTCCAAATTACTCCTACTATAGATGGATTAAGTTTTTTAGGAAATTATAGTTTTCCAACAATTATTAATATGTTAATTCCTGATTTATTTACAAAATGTATGACATCTCATTATAATACTCCAATTGAAAAGTCAATTTTTTTGTCAAAAAGTTGTCCAGTTTATTCAAATACATTTAGTATTAAAAAAAAAAATATAGATATAAATAATTTATCAATACATTTTTATTACCAAAAAATAATTAATAAAGAACTAATTAAATCTTTATTATATTTTAATTTTAGTTCAAATTTTATGAAAATATCATCACTAAAAAATCGTTTAATATTTTTATCAAAAAGAGTTAATATATATTTAGAAAGTAAGATTAATAATATAAATTATGCTAATCATACAAAACCAGAAGAAATATTTTATGAAATATATGATAAAGATTCATTAATTGTTCAATTATTAGATTTTAAATTAAAATTACAAGAGGTATTAAATACTGATAAAAATGGTATAAATATATGCAAATATAATATTCCATATGTATTTACTTATTATTGTATTAATAATATAGATAAGAATATTTTACTTCCACTTAGTTCAGTTACTTCTGATAGAACATTATATTCAATGAGTTATTCTGATTTATTTTATTTATCAAATGCCAAATGGGCTTTGCCTTTATTAATATCCAATTTACAAAAATTATTTAATACACGTATTCCTTCAGATGAAATAGAAAATTTTATTTATAATATAAAACAATCTAATATATTTACTATTTTTGAAATAGTAGATGAAACATTTAATGAAATTATAACTCAAATATCAAATATTTTACAAAAAAAAACAACTATACTATCATCTTATGAAAATAATCATATGTTATTAAAATGTTTAAAATTATATTATAATTATGTTAGTAATGAAATATTTTTAATTAATAATTCTGGTGTAAATGAACATATATCTAATATATATCTAGATGATATTAAAAATTTTATAAAATATGTTATTAATTTAATAAATAATTAAATTTATTTTATATAAAATATAAACTTATAAAATTTTATAAATTCTTTTAGAACATATATTTAATATAACTAAAGATATTTTTAAATCCAATTTGTTCTGGAATAATAATTGTTTCTCCTCTTTTATTAGCCTCATTTTTAATTTCTTCAAATAGTATTTTCATTTTACCAATAACTTTAAAAGATGTATTATCAATTTCATTATTATCATTATAAGCATAGATTTCTTTATTATTTTTTTCTTTTTCTTCTTTTATAAATTTAGAAAAACTACGTAAAATATCAGCTGTAGAAATCATTGTATCTTTATTATCTAAATCCATAAAATTTAATATAAATGGTTTGGCATTTTTTAATTTATTTACATGTGAATTTGATGTATTTTTCATTAGTTTTCTCATTTTTTTTTTTTCAATATGATTTTTTTTTTCTTCAATATATGTGGTAATAAAAGATTTACGAATTGTATATTGTAAGTTTAAAAATTCTTTATCTACAGATCGAATCATAAGCTCAACTTTATCAAATTCAGCTTTATTTTTAATAAAATTTTTATGAGTTGAAACTAAATTACTTATTTCTCCTGCTAATTCAATTAAAGTATTTAGTTGTTGAATTGGAAGTTTATTAAATTCATAATCATTATCATTATTTTCAGATTGTTCAAACATAATTTCTGTCATTATTTATGTATATGTATATATATATATATATATATATATATATTATATTTTAAATAGTTTTAGGTAAAAAATATTAATAAATAAATATTTTATTAATATTTTTTACCTAATATATATAAAAGTATATTTATATATAGAATATATATAAAATATGGAACAATCATTCTGTGTTATAAAAAGAAATGGGTCAAGAGAAGAAGTTTCTTTTGATAAAGTTACTAGAAGAATAAAAAAATTATGCTATAATCTATCTAATGAAATAAATCCAATTATTATTGCACAAAAAGTTTGCTCTCAGATTTATAATAACGTTACTACTACAGAATTAGATGAATTAACTGCACAAATATGTATTTCGATGACTACAAAAAATTTAGATTATGGTGTATTAGCAAGTCGTATTATTATTTCAAATAATCATAAAGTTACATCTCCATCTTTTTCGGAAACAATTTATATATTAAAAAATAATATTGACAAAAATGGATTAAATTCACCATTAATTAGCGATAATTTATATAATATTGTTATGGAAAATAAATCAAAATTAAATGATGTGATTAATTATGAAAATGATTATTTATTTGATTATTTTGGTTTTAAAACATTGGAAAAAGCATACTTATTACGTGTTAATGGAAAAATAGTAGAAAGAATACAACATTTATTTATGCGTGTTAGTTTAGGTTTACATGGAAATGATTTAAAATCTGTTATTCAATCTTATGAATTAATGTCTCAAAAATATTTTACACACGCTACTCCTACATTATTTAATGCTGGTACCAAAAAATCACAACTTGCATCATGCTTTTTATTAGGTATGGAAGATAGTGTTAAAGGAATATATAAATGTATTAGTGATTGTGCACAAATTTCCGCTGGTGCAGGAGGTATTGGATTATGTTTAAGTAAAATTCGTTCTAAAAATTCTTATGTTCGTGGAACAAATGGAACATCAAATGGAATAATTCCATTATGTAGAGTACTAAATGAAACAGCTCGTTATATCAATCAATCTGGAAAACGTCCTGGTTCAATCGCAGTATATATTGAAACTCATAATGTTGAAATTTTAGAATTTTTAGAATTACGTAAAAATACTGGTTCCGAATCAGAAAGAGCGCGCGATTTATTTTTAGCTTTAATGGTAAGTGATTTATTTATGAAACGTGTTGAATTAAATGAAGAATGGACATTATTTGATTCAAATGAATGTCCAGAATTAAATGATACATATGGAGATGATTATGAAAAATTATATTTAATATTTGAAAAACAAAATAAAGGTAGAAAAACATTACAAGCACGAAAAATTTGGAATTATATTTTAACAAGTCAAATTGAAACAGGAACACCTTACATTTTATATAAAGATGCTATTAATAAAAAAAGTAATCAAAAAAATGTAGGTATTATCCGAAATTCTAATTTATGTGCTGAAATTACATTATATAGTGATGAAAAAGAATATAGTGTTTGTACATTATCATCTGTATCATTACCAAAATTTATAGTTGAAAATAAAAATAACGGGCTTATATATTTTGATTTTAATAAATTAATTGAAGTTGTTAAAACAATTGTTAAAAATTTAAATAAAATTATAGATATTAATTATTATCCTGTTCCAGAAGCACAATTATCTAATATGAAACATAGACCATTGGGTATTGGGGTACAAGGATTATGTGATGTATATTTTATGATGAAAATGCCGTTTGATTCTCATGAAGCAATGCAATTAAATAAAGATATTTTTGAAACACTTTATTATGCTGCTTTAGTTTCTTCAAATGAAGAAGCTATTATTGACATGAAATATTCAACATTTGATGGAAGTCCATTAAGTAAAGGTCAATTTCAATTTGATTTATGGAATGTTAAACCATCAGATAAATATGATTGGGAAACATTACGTCAAAATATAAAAACATATGGTGTTAAAAATAGTACATTAATTGCTTTAATGCCAACAGCATCAACATCTCAAATTTTAGGAAATAATGAATGTTTTGAACCAATTACAAGTAATATTTATACACGTCGTACAATGGCTGGAGATTTTATTGTTGTTAATAAATATTTAGTAAATGATTTAACACAATTAAATTTATGGAATGAATCTATTAAAAATGAAATTATTTCTCATAATGGTTCTATTCAATTAATTGAAAAAATTCCAGAACATATAAAAAAATTATATAAAACAGTATGGGAAATCAAACAAAAAATAATTATTCAACAAGCTATTGATAGAGGACCATTTATATGTCAGACACAATCTATGAATTTATTTTTTGAAGAACCAACTCAAAATACATTGGGAAGTGCTTTATTTTATGGATGGAAAAATGGATTAAAAACAGGTAGCTATTATATTCGCACTAAACCTAAAGCTCAAGCACAACAATTTACTGTAGAAGCAAAAAAAGTTAATTCAAAACAAATAATAACCGAAAAAATGGAAGAATGTTCAATGTCAGGAGAATGTACAATGTGTAGTGCATAATAATTATAAAAACATTAATTTAATAAAAACATTATTTTTAATTTAATTATATAAATTTATTTAAATATATATAATAAACTTATTTGTAATGAACAATATAGAAAAATCAATATATAAAATTATATCTAAATCTAGAAATAAAACAACTTTATCAGTGTTTAATTTTTTTACTCATAGTAAAGATTATACATGTATAATGCCTAATTTATATTTAGGTAATGTTAATTCATCATCAAATATCAATTTTTTACAAAATAACAATATTGAAGCAATTATAAATTGTACAAATGATATTGAATTTAATGATTATTTTAAAGATAAAGGTAAATTTCGTATTTCTATTGAAGATAATAAAGAAGTACAAAATATGAAAAAATTTGAAAATGATATTTATGATGCAATTAAATTTATTGATTTATATATTAATAGTGGAAAAGCTGTCTTAGTACATTGTTATTATGGATTAATGAGGTCAGCTACTGTAATAGCATGCTATTTAGTATTAAAATATAAAATGTCTTTTGAAGATGCAATTATTATTTTACAAAAAAAAAATAGTTTTACTTTTAATAGTCAATATAATTTTGAAGAAATTGTAAAACATGTATATGATAGATTTCATCAATATTTTTAATAAATAATCACACTTTTAATGAATTGTTCCATTTGAAAATTATTTGAAATATTATTTCCTAAATAATAATAACAACATGCGCTTTGTTTTTTTTTAATTAATTGATGCGCTTGTTGTAATAAACCAGTGTAACTATATATTTGACTTAATAAATATCCAAAATTTGAAAAAAAAGGTTTACGTATTGTTATATAATTATAAAATAAAACTAATTCTATATTATTCATTGTAATTGATTCATTATTTTTTAATAACCATCGAATCTTAAAAGGCATTCCAAATTTTGAGGTTCTATATAATCGGTTATAATTTGCTAATGTATTAAAATAAAATTCATTAACTTGTTTTAATATAGTCGGATTTTTTTTGAATTGATTTATCAATTCTGGTTTATTTCTATTGATAACAGCTTCATAAAAAGGAGCTGGGATAATTTGTTCATCATAATATTTGGATGAATTTAATGGTTTCTGAGAACAATTTAAGTTAAATACCCAGTCACTATCCATGTATTTCTAATATATATAAATATAATTAAATTGAAAAAGTTATAGGAAAAAAATAAAATAAATATTATATAAAAATTAAAATGACTTAATTTTAATTATTTTATTAAATTTATTGTAATATGTAAAATATAATAACTTATGTAAATCCACTATCAAAAATTATATTTTTAATAGTGTAATTGCACAAAAGTGTAATATTATTATTTTTTATTAGTCTCCTTTTTTTTCTGATGATTTTTTTTTTTGTATAATTGTTCAATAGTTTCTATTTGCTTTGTACATGGAGGATATAAAAATGGTCTTAAATCAAAACGATTATCATCAGGATTAGGTAATAAATGAACAGATGGTGTAACAATAGTAGCTTTATTTCTATTAATTGAATATTTATTATAAAAAGTTTCTACTTTTTTCTTAGCATCATTTTCATCAGTAAATAAAGTTGATTTCTTTGCTTTTTTATAAACATCTATCATTCCAAATCCTTGTGACCGTAAATTTCCAATAAATTCAATTTGTCGATAAGTCATTCCAAAATCATCTTCATCTGTTTGAACTATAATTTCTTTACCACTACTTTTTTTGCCAAGATTTTGTAATTCGGCTGTTGGTTTAGCATTAAGTGTATCTAATAATGCATTTGTTTTTTCATTTGGTTTTAACATAAGGTGTCCATAATAATCTAATATTCTATTCACATATATTTTTGGTAATGAACCAATTGGATTAATATCACCACTTGATGCATCATACTTCGTATAATATCCAATTAATATTTCATCTGAGTTTGAACAAGCTAATGTTAATAAAAATCCATTTGTTGCAAATATTTGAGCTAATAAATAAGTTACAACCATTCTTAATCTTGCTTGAATATTTTCATCAGCTAAACTAACAGAACTAAAATATTTTTGTTGTTCATTTAATTTACTCCATTCAATACCTTTTTTTTTAGAATTTCTAGCATCTTGAATTAATTTAGACATATTGATAATTGATTTTTGTTTTAATTTAATATTATTAAACATAATTTCTTGTGCTCCTTTATATAATGGTGATATTGGAACATTATGCCAATTTTCAGGATTATCATTTTTTTCTTTATCTAAAAATAATTTTACAATGTTTTTAGATCTATTTTCAGTTTCACTACTTGATTTTCCTTTATTTGGTAAATAAACACATGTTATTATTTTTTGAAAAATTATACTAGAAAGATTAGATTTATTTGCATTTATTTTTAATTTATCATTTAAAAAATTTTTAACAATATTATTCATTTTATTTTTTTTCATTAATTCACACATATTATAAACAATTGTGCATACAGCAGCTGAATCAGCTCCACCACTTAAAGGTAATAAAAATCCTCCTGCTCCTGAACGACGCACATAATCAAATAACCAACAAGATGAAGCATTTACGATTTCTACAATATCCTTATTACTTATATCTTTTTTGGCATTATATGTTTGTAAAATTTTATTAACATTCCCCGATATGCTTTTATTAATATTCATTAAATTTTTTTTATTATCTCGATCATTATAAATAGTATTATTTTTTGAATCTAATAATCCATCTATATTAGAGATAATTGTGTCAATTTTATAATTTATTTTTGAAGATTGTAATTGAATTGAAGCACCTTTTAATCTATATGTAATAATATCATTAATATCTATTGTATTTATTAATATTTCAATATCAGTCATTTTAAATCGTTCTTCTATACCTATTATATTTCCATTTAATGCAGTCATTGAACCTCCGTCAAAATATAATCTGTCACCATCTCCACCAACACAGTTTGAATACATATAAACACCTCCACATCTTTTTGTTGCTGAACGAACTAAATCAATACGTTTATATATCTTATTCATTTCAAAATGTGATCCTGAGCTATTAAGAACTATATGAACACCACTCATATATAAAGGAATATTTGTTGGATTTGGAGCCCATAATTCTTCACATACTTCTGCAGATATTTTAATTCCATTCATATCAATAATACCAAAACCAATTGGTGCTGTTTTTTGTATATTAAAATCTGATAATGGAAACTCGTATAATCCTTTTTTAGTCCATGGACTAAAAAAACGTGCTTCTCTATAGTTACCATCATCGGCTAATATCATTTTTGGACGAATTAATACTATTTTTTGATTACAAATAAATATCATTGTATTATATTTTATATCATCAAATAATACAGGTGAACCTAATATAATCATTGTATCTTTTGATAAATCATTATCTAATGTAATATTTCTAATAATATTCATTGCTAAATCGTAATTTTCACGTTCCATAAAATGATCTTGACAACTATAACCAGTAGTCACCAACTCAGGCATTAAAATAATTTTGGCACCCTTTTCTTTTGCATCTTTAATACATTGTACAATTCTTTTTTCGTTCCCATCAAAATCCATTGCCCATTGATTTAAACTACAATTTGCAACTGTAATTAAATTTTTTTTAATCATTTATATATATATATATATAAATATATATATATATATATATAAATGGAACATATACAAATAGAAAAGTTAAAGTTTGATGTAAATAATAAAAATATTACTCTTAAATAAAATTTTAATTATTGGTTAAAAATTTACAATTTACAATTAATGATAAATATAATTATTAGAAATATTATTTACTTATAATTTAATATTATAGTATAAATAAATATATTTATATATATTATAAATGGCAAGTTTAGGAAAAGTTTTTGTTGCTGAATTAATTGGAACTTTTATATTTTTAGGTGTAATTATGCACGTTGTATCAAAAAGTGAAGATATGGTATGGCTCAAAATTGGTTTAGCCCTTTCTGTTGCAATTTTATTATTAGGAAGTGTAAGTGGTGGTAAATTTAACCCAGCTGTTTCATTCATGTTTTTAGTGGCAAATAAAACATCAATTGCTCAATTTATTATTGAAATAATTGCTCAATTTATTGGTGCTCTTGTTGCATTAGGATTATATTATGGAGTGATTAATTAATTTATTTATTTTATAATTTTATTGAAATTCAAATTATCTATTTGAATTTGAAAAAGCATTTAAAATTTTATCTACATATTAATAGTAAGAAAACTATGTCTAGTGATTCTGGTTCAGATAGTGATTATAAACCATCTAAAAGACCTTCAAAAAAACAAAGAAGCAATAGTGAAACAGATGTTTTTGATTATAAAATAAAACAACGATGTCGCAGTGATTCTTTTTTTAAAAGTCAAACAAAAGAGGCACAATTGGATTATTTAAATAAAGAAAAAGAAATATATAATTTCTTAGATGATACTATTCCTTTACGTTACAAAATATTAAATTCTACTTTATCTATACATATCAAATCACTTATAATTAATAAAATTGATATTTTTCATAATATGAGTCCTGAAGATAATGAATATAATAAATTAAGTAAGTGGATGAATGGATTATCAAAAATACCATTTGATATTTACATGAAACTACCAATATCAATTACTGATGGTAATATTAAAATACAAAAATTTTTATTACAATCATTTAATATATTAAAAGAAACTATTTATGGACAAAATGAAGCTAAAAATAAAATTATGCAGATTTTAGCCCAATGGATATCAAACCCGAATTCTCAAGGTCAAGTAATTGCTTTAGAAGGACCTGCAGGTGTTGGAAAAACAAGTTTAATTAAAAATGGTGTATCACGAGTTCTACAACGTCCATTTTGTTTTTATGCTTTAGGTGGTGCTTATGATGCTAGCTTATTAGAAGGTCATTCAATTACATATGAAGGTTCTACATGGGGAAGAATGTGTGAAATGCTCATGGAAAGTAGAGTAATGAATCCAATTATATTTTTTGATGAATTAGATAAAATAAGTATGAGTGATAAAGGAAATGATATTAATGGACTAATGATACATTTAACTGACCCTACACAAAATAATATTTATCAAGATAAATATTTCTCTGGAATTCAATTGGATTTTTCAAAAGCCATTTTCTTTTTTTCATATAATGATGTTAATAATGTTAATAAAATTTTAAAAGACCGTTTAACTATAATTAAATTTCATGGTTATAGTATATATGAAAAAATTGAAATTATTCAAAAATATTTGTTAAAAGATTTATTAGAAAATGTAGGACTTGATAAAAATGATGTAATTATTAAAGATGATGTTATTTTTCATTTAATTGAAAAATATTGTAATAATGAAGAAGGCATGCGTGATTCTAAACGAGTTATTGAAGAATTATTATTACGAATTAATTTGTTAAAATTATTACAAAATGATAATTCAAATACTCGAAAGAATAATATAAATAAAAAATTAGAAATAGATTATAATATATCTAATTTAAAATTTCCACTAGAATTGACTATTGAACATGTATCCAATTTATTAAAAAATTATATATAAAATAAAAAATAAAATAAAGTATATTCTGAAAATTATTATATTTATATTATACAAATGATACAATTATGGTCAACTTATAATTTTATTGGATATAGTCTTATGAAAACAAAATTAGTGCCAATATGTTCTCCTTTAAAAACATCCATTATTATTACAAGTATAATTGGTGGATATATGACATATATATATCCAAGGCGGTTTGTATTTCGTATTGGAACAATAAAACATGAATTATCAAAATATTCTTTAATTACGTTAGATTTTATTATTCATCAAATACCAATGATAGATATGATTTTTTTAAATAATCAAGATACTATGCAAATATGTGGAGGATATATTTGTTATCCATTGATTTTTTGGAGAATAATGACTGGTTATTTTATAGAAAATACAGATAGAATATATGGAATATCATTAAATAAACTTACATTTTCATGTGCAAGCATATTTTTAGGATTAGGTTTAATAAAGCACCATTCTTTTTATTTACCAAATTTGTGTATTAGAAATAATAAATAATGAATTATAAATAATGAATTATAAATAATGATTATTTATTCTGTTCTATTTTTTTATTATATTTATTGAATTTATTTTTATTAGTTTCAGTCAATGTTTGATTTACTATTGAAGCACAACTTTCTTTGTTCATATTTTCAATAATTATTGTTTTTGGTATTTTATAAAATTTCTTTTTATATAATATATAAGGACCATAAGGACCTTCTTTCACGATATAATCACCAAATTCATGTAAATTTGTTGATTTCTTCTTACTATTTGAAATACAATCGATTGCATCATTTAATGTGATTACTTTTTTTTCTTGATAAGGTTCCAATAATTTATAATTTATTTTATTATATTCTAAATAAATACCATATTGCCCTTTTTTTAATATTACAGACTTATTTTCGTAATTACCCAGATCCATCGGATATACAACAACATCTTCAATATCTTCTAAAGTCACAGTTTTTACATCAAACTTTTCCAGCGATTGATAACTTATTTTTTCAGGATTATCACGTTCTATAAATTGTAATACTGGTCCAAATTTTCCTTCATATGCATATATATGTTGATTCTTATTATTAAGACCCAAATGTCGTTTTTCATTATTTTTATACTTATTTAGTAAATTTTCTTCATCATTATCATTTTTGTCATTTTTTTTTATTTTTTTTAATTTATCAACAATAGGATAAAAATGTTCATAAAAATCTTTTAATAAATTATTCCAAATGACTTTGTTATTAGCAACATCATCTAACTTTTCTTCCAATACACTCGTAAATTTATAATCCATTAAATCAATAAAATGTTCATTTAAAAACTGACATGTATTTTTTCCTAATTGGGTTGGCAATAATTTCTTTTTTTCACTACCAACAGAAACATTGCCTTCTTCTTCTTTCACTTCTTGCTTTTCAAGAATATAATTATAAATTTTCTGTTTTTTTCCTTCAATATTTTCAATTTTCATATAATTTCGCTCTATTAATGTATTAATAATATTCGAATATGTGGATGGACGACCAATACCTAATTTTTCCATTTTTTTAATGAGCGTAGACTCACTATAACGCGATGGAGGTTGACTATATTTTTCTAAGGCTTCTATTTTTTTATACTTAATAATTGCTTTTTCTTTTATTTTTTCTAAAATATTTTCATCTTCAATTAATATTGCTTCTTCTTGTTCATCATCATTATTTTTCTTACTTACAAAATCTTCATATATTTTTTTATAACCATCAAATACTAATTTCTCAAAGGAAATAACAAATATATACGGGCAATCTGAAATAGAAATGTGAATTTTATAAACATCGTATATTGCCTTACTCATTTGTGATGCAATTGTCCTTTTCCAAATTAATTGATATAATTTTTGTTCATAAGCATCATAATCATTTTTATCCAAGCTTTTTAGTTGAATGTTTGTTGGACGAATAGCTTCATGTGCCTCTTGTGCACACTTTACCTTAGATTTATAAACATGTTTCTTAAAATATTGGACCCCAAATTTTTCAGTTACATAATCACTAATTTTCTGAATAAATTCAGCACTTAAATTTACATTATCTGTTCTGTGATAAGTAATTAATCCATTTTCATATAATTTCTGAAGAGTATTCATGATTTTCTTGGAACTCATACTAAATCGAAGACCAGCATCTTGTTGAATCGAACTGGTAATATACGAAGGAGGAGGATTACGTTCAGAAACAGATTTTTCAATAGAATCAATATGGAATATTGCATTTTTACAATGGTTTAAAAAATTAATCATCAATTCTTTTTTTTCAAATTTTGTGTTTAACCATCCTACTAGTTGATGCTGAAAATTTCCTTTGACTTTATAAAATTTTTCATCGCTAAATTTATCAATCGATTCTTCTTTTTCGATTATTAATTTTAAGCAAACACTTTGTACTCGTCCACCTGATAATTTAGGAGCAATATATTTCCATAATAGTGGACTTAAACTAAATCCTACAATACGATCTAAAATTCGTCGACTTTGCTGACTATTAACCATTGCCATATCAATTTTTCGTGGATTAGCAACCGCATTTTCTAAAGCTTTTTTGGTAATTTCATGAAAACAAATGCGATTATTTTCGGAAACACTCATCTTTAAAACTACGGAAACATGCCATGCAATAGCTTCTCCTTCTCTATCTTCATCAGCAGCTAAAAATACACGATCAACGGTTTTAGATGTATCTATTAATTCTTTAATTTGCTTAGAACGTGTTGGTATTAATTTATAATTTGGTTTAAAATTATTTTCAATATCTACACCAAAATCTTTTTTATCTAAATCACGTATATGACCAAAAGATGATTTAACAATATACCCGGGTCCCAATAGCTTTTCAATAGTTTTTGCTTTTGCTGGAGATTCAACAATTAATAGAGTTTTCATATTGTTTTTATTAATAATGTGTTTATGTAAATGTTTATGTAAATATTTATGTAAAGATTTATTTATTAATTTATCTTATTTATCTTATTTATTCTTTAGTAATAAGCTCTTATATCTAAGTAATGTTAAAAAATATATCATTTTTATAAAAAATATTAATAAAAAAAGTAAAAATATATCAATAAATAGTAAATAACAAGTTTATTATTTTTGGCATTTTGCACTTTTCATTTGTTCTTGTATTGATGGTAATAATAAAGATGATGATGTTGTATATAAACAAGGTATTAAAGCATGAATTCCTGCTTTCAATGAACCAATAAAAAGTTGAACAGCTAAACTCGATGAAAATAAAAAATGTTGGAAATAAGTCATACAAACATTCGGTAAGTGATTATGTTTATCAATAATAGAAAAAATAAATTTATTAATCATCATTTATAATTTAAAAATAGATTTTTTATTTATTTATTGAAAAATATTTATCAATAAATTAAAAAATAAAATAAGTTGTAGTAAATAATATATGTAATATTTTATAAACAAAAAATAAATAAATATATACATAATTATGTTAAATAAAATTATATAAATTTCAATATAATTTATATTATTTAATGTTATTCAATATTATTCAATATCATCTTCAATTTTATAATTTACATTATTTACTAAAAAAATATTCGTATTATCAAAAAAATATTTTAATTCTAAATCTATGCAATTTTTATTTTTTTCAAATATTAAATCTTCAAGTATCGTTAAAATAATATGTTTGTTTTTTTTTATTATTTGGTCATACATAATTAAATGTTCAAGTAATTCATTTAATGTTACATTTTTTGTTATTAACTCTTGGCACCATTTATAAATATTTAATGGAAATAATGACATTTTATTGATAGTTTTTTTTTTAAAATCATAATTTGGATGTAAAGCATTATTAAATATATTTATATCATAAATATGAAAAATTTGAAATATTTTAAAATAAATATTAATATTTTCTATTGTAATATTACCTAATTTATTTAAATTATCTGAATTAAGAGAAATCGATTTTTTTAATTTTGGCTTTGATAAGTAAACTGATGATTCCATATTACGTATTATATTTTTTAATTAATAAAAAAAAATTGATTATTTTATTTAAAATTAATTGAATTAATTAATATATAATAAGATATTTACTAATAAATTAAAATGGAAACATATTTACAATCTCATAAATTTGATGATAAATTAAATATATTAAATTTAAATCATGAAGATGATGATACTTTTTCAAAATCAATACTTTTAAAAAATAATCATTGTGATAATAATGTTAATGATGAAAATGAAAATGATGATGATGATGATATTGATGATGATGACGATGATGATGATATTGATGATGATGATATTGATGATGATGATATTGATGATGATGATATTGATGATGATATTGATGATGATATTGATGAAATGCCTCCTGAATTATTAGAAAAAATAAAAATATATGAGAAAGAAGAAAAATTAAAAAATAATAATGATTCTCAATTAAAAAATAACAATCAATCTCAAAATAATAAAAAAAATTATATTTCAGTTGAAGAAATGGAAAAAAAATCCAAATTAGAAACTGAAAAAAGTCTTATTAAATTGGGTGAAGATAAAGCTACTAAAGATTATGAGAAAAAATTACAAGTACAACGTAAAGCAAAATTACATGAAAAATTAAAAATCTATAATAGTGATGATTTAGATAATCTAGTAGATGATATTATTAAACATAAAAAGTTTTGTAATTTAAAAACATTATTGGAAGATTTATTTGAATTAAAATTATTAGTTCATGAAGAAAACTTAACATTAAATCTTAATATTGAAAAATTAGAAAAAGAAATTAAAGAATATAAAGAAGAAATAAAAGAAGATATAATTGAACAAGAAACTTTAAAATTAAAAGAAGAAAAATATTGGAAACCATCTTTAGATAATTTACTAAAAAAAATTAAAGATAAAAATAAAATAATGTATAACTTAAAAATAATATTAATCATATCAAATTTTAATACATTTATTATAGCTCATGTGGGTTTTTGGAATTATATTAATTATTATCAAAGAATATATAACTTATTATTAAATTTATTTATATTAACTGGATTTACCTTAGTTTTAGGTTTAAAATATATTAAAAATAATATTATTCAATCACTGAGTTTTTTGGGTATAATTGTATTATTTAAAATTTATTTATTAATCAAAAATAAAAACAAATCTACTTAAAATATAAAAAAGAAAATAATACAGAAAATTATTATTTATATATTTATCAAAATATTTATTTCATATTAAATTAAATATTCATTTTATAATTAATTATGAAAAATAATACTAATATTACAGAATCAATTGATAATGACGAAAAAAATAAACCAAAAAAAAATATTAAATTCAATAATACTACACAAACTGATATTTTACCATATTTATCATATAATAATTTAACAAATGATAATATTAGTGTATATCAGATTGAGCATTTTAAAAAAAATATGGATTGTTGTTGTAAGCCAGAAAATAAATTTATTATTAAAGATTTTGATACAATTTATAAAATTATACTTGATTTAAAAACATTAAATAATCTTCAGAAAAATATTATTTTAGTTCGTTTTCATCGAATTTCAACTTATTGTTTAACTAATTTTAAACATATTTCTAATTATTATTCATTTTCTAAAATTTTTATTATTACATGTGGTATTTTAAATCCAGCATTACTTTCCATAAATAGTAATAAAGAAAATGGATATTATATTATAATTTTTTGGTCAGTATGGATACTACAATTAGCGGTAAGTTTAATTACCGCATATATTAGTTTTTATAAATGGGATAGAAAATATTTTTTATATAATTCATATCGTTCAAAAATTAATCAAGAAATATGGTACTTTTTAGAATTAACCGGTCGATATAATGTAAAAGAAGATGAAGAATCAATTATTAATCATGATAGTCGTCTTAATTTATTTTTAGAAAGAATAGAGAGTTTATTTCGAAAATTAAAAAATTCAGATTTAGAAATAGAAGTGTCAGAAGATGATAAAAAAGAAAATATAAAAAATAATTATTCATATTTAAGTAATCAAAATTTAACACCAGATTATCAATATACGAATGAACAAAATACACCTACGCCTGATGTATAGTTTTCTGATTTTTTTACATAAATTAAATATTCTTGTAAGTTTATTAAATATTTATTATTTAATAATTGACTTTTATCAGTTTTTATTTTTAATAACAAATTATTTTTATATAAACCATTATTTATAATATTATAATCCAAAATTATATTAGGATTATTTTTTTCAATAATACAATCAAATGTTAAAGATAATTCATACATATACATAGTAGATTCTAATCTTAATAATGGTGTATTTTTTTATTATATCATTTGGAATTATGTAATCCCAATTGTATAAATATTATTATTATTTGGATAATATATATTGATGTGAATATGTAAAAAGTAGATTATGTAATTTATTTTTATTAATTTTATTTATTTTTAAATAAAATTCATATTTTTTTTTGATAAAATTATTATTACATAAACGAAATAATGAAAAAAAACTCATGTTAATTATACTTGTTATTGTAATAAGGTTTTTTTATATTATCTATAATATAATATTGCGAATATTTTATTATATATTATTTCTAATTATATTATAATGAATACAAATTTAATTATTGCAACAACTTATTTTAATCATCCAAAAATAAATGGAAATGTTGATTTTATTGAAAATCCTAAAAAAAATAATGTAATTGTGGAAATTAATTTACAAAGTATTTATAAAGATAGTTATCATGGTTTTCATATTCATGAAGCCGGAGATTTAAGTGAGCAATGTATGGGAGCATGTGCACATTTTAATCCTTATGGTAAAGAACATGGTGGACCTGAAATGAAAAATCGACATGTAGGTGATTTAGGAAATATTTATTTTAATAAAAAAGGAGAAGCCAAATATTCTTTCAAAGATGACTACATTAAATTAAGAGGAACAAAATCAAATATTATTGGTCGTTCATTAGTGATTCATGAAGATCGCGATGATTTAGGATTAGGTGGGTATAAAGATAGTTTAACCACAGGACATGCAGGAGCACGTATTACTTGTGCGGTAATTGGTTATTCTAAAAAAATGTTTCAGAAAAAATAATATAATTATTTATAAATATTTATAAATAATTATATATATATATATACATATTATAAATAATGAGCAAAATAAATAGTATTATAAATTCTTTAGAAAAAGAAAAAGAAAAAATGGTAAATAAAAATTTTGGAAATAATTTTAGTGAAGTTGAAACATTAAGTAAAAATGTTGAAAATGTCACAAAGGCAATTAATTGTTTACAAAAAGTTAAAACATCTTCATTAAAGAAAAACAATAATAAAAATATTATAATTAAATATAAAAATATTAACTTAAAAAAAATAAAAATAAATGGAAATGGACAGTGTTTTTATTCTTCCATTGGTGAACAATTAAATCCTAAAGAAAATGGAGTTCATGTTAAAAATGTTATATCTGAGTACGTTATTAAATACATTACTCAAAATAAAACTAAACTTATTAATAACATTAAGAAAAAAATAACTAACTCTAATAATAATAATATGAAACAAGGTATGGCTAATAGTATTTATAATGATATCATAAAAATAATAGAACAAACAGCAATTAATATTGCACGTGAACAACAAAATAGGACTAAAATACCTAGTGATAAAGTAATATATCTTAAAGATAATGAAAATACAATCATAGTATATGATCCAATTTATTTAATAAATCATGACTTGGAAAAATGGGGTGGTGTTCATATGATACAATTAATATCTACTATTTATAATATAAATATAATTGTATATAATGAAGGTCAACATGATTCTAGTAAAAGCTTTATTAATTATAGTTCTGATTTAGTAAATAGTAAAGATACAATATATTTATATTATAATGGTCGTAATCATTATGATGCTCTTGTACCAATTTAAAAATATAATAAAATAATATAATTATTTATATATTTGTCTTGTTTTCCATAGTTGGGTATAATCACTTCCATGACTATTTCTATAATTGATAAAGCGTTTACTAGTATCTTTTTGATAATATCCTTTATAAAATTTATGAAAATATATATCATTTTGGTCTTTTATAGATGCAACAAAATTATTTAAATATTCATTTGTTGGTGTTTTTGAAATATGTTTTAATTTGATATTTTCTTGTTTAACATAATCATAAAATAATTTAGGTCCTGTTGGATGTAAAGGTGTTTCTCCATAAAATTTATTTTTAACATTAAGAACTATATTATCAATTATATTTTTTAAATAATCTTGTCCTGATATGCTAATAATAATTGAATTAAACATTAAATCGGAGTAACGATCCAAACAAAATACATTTTTATCATTAATATGAATTAGTTCATGTAATGGTTTTCGTAAAATATATTTATTATCAAAATAACAACCACCTTCTTTATAAATATAACAATAACGAAATAAATCAGCTTTATATGCTTTTGGTATCAATGACTCATAAGCTTGTATAACATCATTTGGAAAATTTTTTTTAATATAATTTAAACAATCATTATCATTAAAAAATATATATTCATATTCTGGATTAAGATCAATAAAAGTTTGCACAGCATTATAGTGAAAAATATTATGATATAAATTAGATTCATAAGTTTGAATTATTTTTTTAGGAATAAGTTGTTTATTTTCTTTTTGATAATCTATATTAAAAAATGTGTCTTCAATATAGATATTTAATTTTTTATAATTATTTGTAGATGTTCCACATGAAATATTATACTTATTGTTGCTTTTATTTATATCTTCAATAACTATATTTATATCTTGATTCCATCCATTTTCAGATGACATATTACGAATTATTATTTGTATTTTTGAAGGACTTAAATAATATAATACTATCATAAAGTCATTTTCTAAATTATTATAATATGTAATATATTTGTTAATTATTTTTTTATAATTTCGAGGTGGTAAATAAGATGGAATAAACTTTTCATTCATTACTATAAACCAATGTAATTATTTTATATAATAAGCTAATTTATATAAAATATTAAATATAATATACTTAATTTTATAGTTATTTATTTTCGAACTATATCGTAATTATCAATAAACCATTGAATAGTATCTTTTAACCCTTCTTCTATATTAATAAATTTATATTCTGGTAAATAATTACGTAATAATGTATTATCTGCAGTTTTCTTAAATTGCCCATCGCTATAAGAATCATCAAATACTAAATGGTTCTCATAATCAAATGTTTTAGCAATAATTTTAGCAATTGTTCCAATTGATACTTCATCTTTAGGATCTACTGATAAAATAATTGATTTTTTTTCTTGATATGATTCTAATGTCCACATCATTAACTTAGCTAAATCATTTGAATGAATAAATTGACGCAATGGTTTTCCTGTTCCTCGTACTATAAAGTTCTCATTATTCTTTATACTTAAATAACATTTATGAATTAATGATGGAATTACATGTCCATCTTCTAAAGAATAATTATCATAATCACCATAAATATTTGTCGGAATAACACATATGAAGTTATCATTATATTGTTCTTGATATGCTTTAGAATGAATTTCTAACATACGCTTTGCATAAGCATATGCATCATTTGAATTATGAGGAGGACCATCATGTAACATATCTTCATTAATTGGATAAGTTGTTTTATCTGGAAAAATACATGTAGATAAACAACTTATTACTTTTTCTACACATAATACATGACAACATTTCAATACATTATAATTAATAATTAAATTATCCTCAAACATAGTAACTTTATGATTCATATTTTTAAATAAGCCCCCAACACATGCTGCTAAATGAATTACATAATTAGGTTGTATATTTTGAAAAACATATAATGTTTCTTCATAATTACAAAGATTACAGTCTTTTGAACTTAAAAAATATACATCATATATGGAATAATCTATAATTTTTCGAAGTGCGTTTCCAACTAAGCCAGAACCACCAGTAATTAATAGTTTTTTTTTATTTATAATATTATCATTATTCATATTATTATCGTTATTCATGATTTTATCATTATTCATGATTTTATCACTATTTATGTTATTATCAATATTCATATTATTATCGTTATCAATATTAATTATGTTATCATTATCATTAATAATCATGTTAACATTAGTATTATTTGCATAATTTGTATTAATGTATGTATCTTCTATTTCTTGATTATTAATATTATTTTGATTTTTATTTTCTTCAATTAGTTTATCCCATTCGGTTTTTTTTAAATTTTCATGAAAAATATTTTTATTAATATCATAATAGCTATAAGTTTCTTCTAAAAAAGGGTGACTATTTATATCCTCTAATTTAAAAATTTTAATATTTTCATTTGATAATTTGAAATTATCAATTTTAATTTTTTTTTCATCATGGTTTTCTAAATGAATAATATAAAATTGAACTGTATTATCCATTATGTCATTTTTTTCTTTTAATGTATAATAATTAAATTTTAAATCTTCAATACTATATTCTTTGTCTCCTTCAAAATCTAATAAAATTTTAAAATTTTTAAATTGAAATACTTGTTTAAAATAAGTTATTGTTCCTTTATTTTCCTCTTTTAAATAACTACTTAGATCCAAAAAATTCATATTATTTAAATATTTTTCAAAAGATTGAAAAGTTTCATTTTTTAAATCTTTAAATAAATCATCAACTTTTACAAAATTAGTCTGAAAAATAATAAGAAAATAAAAATAATATTTGTGATTATTATGTATATATATTTGATTAATTGGGTTTAAACAGTATTCTAATAATTGTAATGGTTGTAAATTTTCAGAAATATAAATACCACCATAAATATTTAAATAAAGTAAATGAAATATATTTTTTTTAAAATATTTATCTTTTATTTTATCATAAGTATCAATGTAATTTGAATAATTATCAAAAATAAATTGTCTTTGAGATTTAGATAATATATTCATATAAGAAAAATAATGATTATTATAAATAAATTGATAAAATGAAGATATTTTTTTAGGTATATTTAATGAAAAATCATCTACTGTTTGAATAATATTAAATGTATTTGGTATTAAATTTTTATCAATTTTAAAATAATCTAATTTAAAGTTATTTTGTATATATATTTCCATTTTTTTTTCATTATAAATTGATTTTCCTAAAGATAATACTTGATATTCCTTGTTATTTAATGAATAAATTTTTATTTTTAAATCATTATTCCAACCTTCTTCTTTATCAATTCTTTTCATTTTAACAAAAATTAAATCTTTATCCAAATATAATATTTGAATAATAATTTCTTCATTATTAAAAGAAGATTCTAAAATTTCAAATTTATTTTTTAAAATTTTATCTTTTTCATTTTTATTAATATAATTTGGAATATTATTAAGAATCATTATATTTTATATAAAAAAAATATAATGATTTAACCTAATTATTTAATAATATAATTTTATGTTAAATTATATTAAATTATATTAAATTATATATATTCTTTATTTTTATTCAATTACAAAAATTTTTTCATTTTCATTTGATATACCTATTGATATCATTTTTTTTATACCTGATTGAATATGAATACTATCTACTTTAACATCTTGTGTCCATCCTAAATTACTATCTATTCTTTTAATTACAAAAATACCATCTTTTAATTGAATTATATTAAATTTATCATTAAATTTAGAATATCCAAAATAAAAGTAGTATGCATCTGTTTTTATAATATTTTTATAATAAAAATTTTTATTAGTCCATTCGCTTCTAAAATTTTTATAATTTTCTTGGTAATAATTTTGATAATTTGATATAAATAATATTTCATTATTATTATTATTAAAACTTATGTTTTCATTATTTTTCTTCAATTTAGTATTAAAATGATTAAAATATTTATAAAATAATTTATTTCCTGTAGGTTCATGTATATCATTTAAGTATTGATTCTCAAAAATATTTTTCATACATGCTTTAATTAATTCATATATTTGAGGATTATTTTTAGTACACATTATTATTCCATTATAATATGAATTAGGAGCATCATCTTTACATAATACAAATTCATCATTTTCATCAATTATATCATCAAATGATATATTACATATTATTTTATGATCTAAATAAATTCCTCCTTTTATATATAAATAACAATAACGAAAAAAATCTGCCTTAATTGCTCCTGGAATAATATAATCAAATGCTTTTACTACATCAATATCATCATTTTCATTATATGGTAATAAAATATTCATTTTAAAATTATCACATAAAAATTTTCTACAACGTTTATCATCAAAAAATATATATTCGTATTCTGGATTAAATTCTAAAATGCTACATATAGAATTATAATGTTTAGTATTTTTAATTAATACATTATTTGTTTGCATAATTACTTTAGGTATTTTTATATTTTTTTGTTCTTTACGGATTATTGTAATTTTTGTATATAATTCAATAATTTTATAATTTTCTTCACTGCTTCCAATAGAAATAACTTGACTGGAATCATTATTTTTGTCATATAATTTAATTTTTAAATCAAATTCCCATCCTGATTCAGAATCTAAACGTCGAACAATAATTTGAATTTTTTTGTTATTGTTATAATGAATGACTATATGAAATTTATCTTTTATTTTATTATTTAATATATAATAATCATTACCTATAAGTGTGTCATTTCTAGCTGCTATATTTTCAATAATATTATTAACCATATATTTTTATTTTTATATTTTTTTATATAATTAAACTATTTTTATAAGATATTTATAAAATATTAAGCATATTATTTTCATGGGTATTTATTATTTTTTCAATAATTAATTCATTATTAATTTTTATTTTTTTATTTAGTTGTTTTTTATTTTTTAAATAAATAATTAAATCTAATTCTTGAAAAGAATAATCTATTATATTTTTATGAAAAAATATTAATAAATAATAAAAGCCATTATTTTTGATTATATGTATATTTATTAATTTTTTTTCTTCATCCCAATTATTGTATATTACATTAGATTCAAAATTATTAACATAATTTGTTATATTAAATGATATATTTGTATCAATTAACATAAAATTAGGTTCACTATATTTGAAATTAATTAAATGAGTATCATTATCTTTATTGTTAATTATATGTATTTTATATAATTCATTATTATCAAATATATTTTTTTTTTTATAATTATTAATTAATATTTTATTATGTTCTAATAAATAATATTCTATGTTATTAGAGCATTGATTCGGATAAGTAAATAAATAGTAATCATCAATCTTATATTTATTATGATAAAATATTTGATGTTTTTTCCATAATTTTGAATAATGTGTACCAAATATTTTACAACCAGGGTAATTTTTTGTAATTATATGTTTTCCTTGATAACTTATATAAAATTTTTTATAATTAGAATGATCTCTAGACGAACCTTTTGAAGATATAATATGATTGCATTTTACATATTTTTCATATGATAATTTTTGTTCATTAAAAATATCATATAATAAAGTTGGACCAGTTAATGATAATATTTTTGGAACAGATTCATATTCATCATTTTTCATGGAGCCATAAATATTTGAAAAATTATTTATTTTAAATATAATTTTTTGTATAATATGTAGAAATAAAGAATTATTTGATTCAGAACACATAAAAGCATTAAATAAACCATTTTTATGATTATCTTGACATAAAATTAAAGTATCATTATCTTTAATAATTCTAGAAAGTGGTATTCGTAATAATTGTTTACAATCAAAATAACATCCACCTTCTTTATATAAGTAACAATAACGGAAAAAATCTGCTTTAAATGCTCCAGGAACTAATATATCATAAAAATATAATATTTCTTTATCATATTTATTTTGAATAAATTTACGACATTCTTGATTATTAAAAAATACATATTCGTATTCTGGATTAAGTTCTTGAAATGTATAAATAGAATATGATAATAATACATCTTGAATATTGTTTTGCGCATATGTTTGAATTATTTTTTTAGGAATAATTTGTTTTTTAAAGTGTTCTTTATTCTTTATTAATAATATAAAACTATATAAATTAATAATTTTAGTTGAATATTGACTTGAACCAATTGAATATATCAAACTATTTTTTTTATTATCTATATCTTCAATTTTAATATCTATATTTTCACCCCATCCTTTTTCATTATCTAAACGACGAATAATTAATTTACACTTTTCTTCAGAAATATAATATATAACTAAATGGAAATCATAATCATAATTATTTAATATTGAATATTTATTTCCAATAAGTATTTCTTTTCTGGGAAATAAACTAGATATAATAGTCATAATTTTATTATTAAAAAAAAATATAAAATTAAGCATATTAAAATATATTTAATGTGCTTAATTTTATATTTTTTTTTAATAAAAATTTGATTTATTCTTAAAATAATGATTCCTACAAATATAACTGCAAAACATCTTATCATTTGCCATAAATATAATATTACTTGCACAATTTTCAGAACATATATAACAATAAAAATTTAATTTATAATCTTTATTTTTAAATTTTATTATTTTATAAGGATAATCATTTTGATAATCATTTTGATAATCATTTTGATAATCATATTCATATTCATTTATATGTTCGCATTGTTTTTTATTATATGAATAAAAAAAAGAACAATATACATATTTTTGTATATATTTAGTTATTATATAAATTGAATTAGTTAAATAATTAAACAGACTCATATATTTATATTTTATAAATTATATTTATATGTATTTATATGTATTTATAAATGCGTATAAATTTATAAAATTTTTATTTAATGTAATTATTATAATAATAGTTTTTCCAATAAAATTTTTTTTTTTGATTTTATATTATTTGTAATTTTTCCATTTATAATTTTATGTTTATTATTTTTATCATAATTTAATATAATACCTTTATTATTAATTGTACTTTCATAACCTCTAATAATAAATGTATAATAATTCTTAATAATACCTAAATGTTCATTAATAAAAATACTATATGAATTATTTATAATTTTAAAATTATTTATAATAATACCATTATTTATAAAAGTACCAAATTCTATAATATCAATTCTTCCGTAATTTATAATAATTATATTTTTTGTTATAACTAAAGTTTTATGTGATTTAACTATTAATGTTTCATTACTTGATATATATATTATTGTTTTTAAATTATTATACAAATTTATTATTGTATTATTATTAATATTATATTCATTATAACCATAAAAATTTTTTTCAAATTTTTGAGATATATCACTCGTATTATTATATGCTTTTATACTTCTAAAAATAATTTTTCCAGACCCATTTATAATACCATTATTATTTAGTATAGAATTTTGTTCAATCTGACCATTTTCTATTACATTAATAATACATGATAAATTGTTTAATATACCATTAATAATAAGTGTGCCATAAACTGATATATTTTCAGTAATATTTAGTTTATTTCCCTCTTTTATTGTTAATGTTTCATTTTTTTTAATTGTAAATGGTATACTTATTGTTACATTTCCTATTGTATAATAATTATTTCCATTTTTATATAAATTATCAATATTTATATAATCATTTACTAAATTATTAGTATTTATATAATTATCAATATTTTCTATATATTTATTAGATGTCATACGATATATTTATATAGTTGTATATGAAAATATATTTTTAAAATAAAAATTTAAAAATATTTTTAAATTTTTATTTTTACGATTTGTTACAAAATGATTTATGTAGCGGGAAATGCCCTTTTTTCTGAAAAACAGCTTTATGTTTCATGTTTTTGCAAAAAATTTTTTGCAAAAAATGCATGTCTGAAAATTTTTTTGAACAACTTTCCTGCAGTTTTTTTTAAAAATCAAAAATGATTTATGTAGCGGGAAATGGTCATTTTTCTGAAAAACAGCTTTATGTTTCATGTTTTTGCAAAAAAAATTTCTGAAAAAATGCATGTCTGAAAATTTTTTTGAACAACTTTCCTGCAGTTTTTTTAAAAATCAAAAATGGTTTATGTAGCGGGAAATGGTCATTTTTCTGAAAAACAGCTTTATGTTTCATGTTTTTGCAAAAATTTTTTTGCAAAAAATGCATGTCTGAAAATTTTTTTGAACAACTTTCCTGCAGTTTTTTTAAAAATCAAAAATGGTTTATGTAGCGGGAAATGCCCTTTTTTCTGAAAAACAGCTTTATGTTTCATGTTTTTGCAAAAATTTTTTTGCAAAAAATGCATGTCTGAAAATTTTTTTGAACAACTTTCCTGCAGT